TAATGAACCGTCATCTGTCCATGGTGTGGGGGATAACTCTAATACATCTTTAATTTTAACTGTTCCTGTACCAGGACTTTCTAAAATTAAATCTTCATTGCTGGATAATGTTGAAATAATATTATCTTGAATTCTAATTTCGCCAGTTTCAAACCTAGAATCATAAAAAGTTGCTACAACTGAGTTATCTACACCAATATCTACTCTGCTGGGATTACCTGTGACACTGAAATCTAAAGCTTCTACATATGTGTCGTCTTCTTCAATTCTAGACTGAAAAACATTTCCTATTGTAAAATCAACATAATCAACTACTGCTTTAGTATTAGGAATTGTATCATCATCTATTACAGTGCCAAGATTATTTCCGCTTCCGTCATAAGCAAAAATTTTCTCTTCGTAATCGGTTGTTCCAGTAACAGTAATTACACCTGCTCCGGTGCTGACATACAAGTTACCTCCTGCAACTATTCCAGGAGTTTTAATCGGTAGTGTCTGTGATCCTGCTTCAAAAGTAAATGTACCTGTGCCTATGGTGCCTCCAAGGCTCCAAGATATTTGTTCATCAAACACAAACCTAGCATCAGGTAACTGTCCTCTAATAATTTCTATACCAGAACGGTAATTGAGACTTGCAGGTATGCCATTGGCAACATTTTCTGAATTCAAAACAATAATATTGTCTGCCACAGACATTATTGTTGACTCTACAGTTGTTGTGTTTCCTCGGACTTCAAGGTTTCCTGTAATAACCGTAGTGCCATTATCCACACCTGTGTCAAGCGTGATTGTACCGCCGTCTTGCACGGCAATTTTATAATCACTGTTTGATACCCTTACAACTTTTGACATTTATAAATCCTAAAAACGGGGGAATACACCCCCTTATAATTAGACTTCAGTTAGTACAAGAACATTTCTTGACGAATCGTTGTCAATGTACCATGTGTAAATGTTGCCGTCAAAGTCATATGCTTTACTACCATTAATTTTTCTAATAGTAACTTGATTTCCTTGACCTACACCATTAACCCATCCTAGAATAACCATTTCTCCTTCGTCTAGGTCCGAGCTGTCATCCCAGTCTGCAAGTGTACACACGCCGTCGCCGTCAGATGTGCTTACCTTAAATCTGTTAGGACCTTTCTGTGCTACAATGTATAGATTATCGTTTGGTGCATCGTCGCCACCTTCGTTAGCGCCGCCAGGTATGCGGGCCATAAACACCGGCATGTTCCAAGCATTTTCATTTAATTTAGGTGCAGTATTTGAGGTTACTGTGTATCCGTGAATGTTTGTTCCGTCTGCTGTAGGATCAGCAGTTGATCCACCTTGTGGACCAAAATATTTTCTTGATAGTGGGCGTCCCATTTGTTTTCTCCTTGTTAGAAGTCCGATGCAGGTTCTAGCCTGCTACGCGGTGGGTACCGCATAAGTCCACCACTTTTAGGTGGCACACTTATAGACAAATGTATTTATCAAATATAAAAAAAGGGCTCCGAAGAGCCCCTTATCGTTGTTACCTAAATTACTATTAGCTGAACGATACATTACCGTTAGTAATAGAAACTTCACCAAGGTAATCAGCAGCGTTACCAAGAGATGACGCTGTGTTAGTTAGTTCTACATAACCGTATCTGGTCATGAAGCTAACTACTGGCTCGAATGTTTCTGGATCCAGTACAACACCGCTTGACATCAATGGGATGTATGGGCAGTAGAATGCAGCTGCATCTGATTCGCTTGAACCTTTGTAACCTACCAATACTGGTGTGCTGTCTCCAGCATAGCTGTCTACATAAACACGCATTGCATTGTTTAGTGTACCAACAAACTTGGTATTGGTTGGAGCTTCAAAAGCGCCTTCAGTTGTACGAGCGAACGCTGAAGTAGTTGCTGACTGAAGAATTGTAAGCGCGAATGGCGATACAACTGCCCAGTTACCAGCACCACGACGTGTACGCTGTGCAATCAAGTTACTTACGCGGTTAATTTGAACTGCTAGTGCAGCATGCTCATCACCTACGAAAGTAGCAGTACCTGAAACTGACGCTTGGTCATATGTTTCATAAGCACTTGAAAGTGAACGAAGAGAATTTAGAATTTCTTGGTCAATTTCAGCGGTAATTTCTTGAGCTAGAGCAGCCATAATTTCTGCTTCAACATCAATACCGTGTTGTGCTTGTGCATCCTGTGCAGCTTCGAATGTCCAGCGTGCGCTGAGCTTACGAGTTTTAGCTTCTACAGTTTGCTTCAAGATTTGAATGCTCATCTTACGACCTGCTGAACCTTCAAGTGCGGCTGTTGCATTAGCTACGCCTGCTGGATCAGTACCAGTACCAGAATATGCAGTACCAATCTTGAATGGTGATAGTGCTTCATCACCTGCTGTAATGTTGTCGTTAGTCTCTGAATAACGAACACGCAATGTGTGGATTTGACCCACAGGACCAGTCATAGGTTGTACACCAACAATTTCATTTGCAATCACTGTTGGCATTACACGTCTGATTACTGGAAGAATCACACGATTTAGTGTAGCTACGTTACCGGCAGAAGTAGCACCTGCTGTTGCGGATTCTTGAAGATGCTTACGAGTATTTTCAAGAGTGCTTTCCATAACAGATTTCTTAGTGCCTTGAAGGCCTTCAAGAAGTGCGCTTTTAGTTTCCTGCCAGCGACCTGTTAATAGTTCTGACATTTTTAATATCTCCTTTATTATAATCCAGCTAGACGACGAATGTCTACTACATTTTGTTCGTCTGCTTTGTCACTAACGTTAGTTGTTTCTCTGTTGCCTGTTACTTCTTTGCCTTCTGTGAGTTGTGCCTTCTGCTTCGCTGGACTTTTACCGTCGATTACTGCCGGTAAGTACTTGTCAAACGCTGAGCGTAGCTTAGGCGTTTGAACTGATTCCAGTAAGTCTACCATAATATCTCTTTGATCCCTGGATAAAGGAGCAACGAGTTCATTAATTGTTTCACTGCGTTCTGTTGTTTCTACAATCTTCTTAATTTCAGCATCTCTGCTTTCAACAAGTTTTTTAGTTTTTACAACAGCGGTTTTTGCTTCTGCTAACTGCTTGTCTTTAAGTTCTACAACTTTCATTAACTTTGCAGTTTCAGATTTTTCATTTAGATAACTAGTCGAGTACTCTGAAGCAAAAGCTTCAAACAACTTGCGTCCAAAATCATTTCTGCGTGCTTCTTCGATGTCTTCTTTGAGTTGATCAATTTCACTGTTAAGTTTTTTGCCAACAGTTTCTGACACCAATGATGCGCTCTTTGCAACAAAATCTTTCTTGACTTGTGCAAATTTATCTTTAGCTTCTTTCACAAGTTTTACCTTGGTTTCAGCTAAATCTTTTTTGTCTTCATAGAATTCTGCAATCTCTTTTGCAAGTGCTTCTACAACGAACTCTTCTAGTTTGGCAAAATTTGTTGCCATAACTTTTTGATCTTCGTGTAATTCTCTAACTTCTTTAGCCAAAGATTCTGTAACAAATCCTTTCAGCAGATTTGCGTTTTCACGCATAGCAACAGCATATTTTGCCTTTGCTTCTGCAAGTTGTTTGCGATCATCCGCAAATTCAGCTATTTCAGTTGAAAGTCTTTCTTCAAGCATCTGCTCAATAGCTTCGACCATTACATTCTTGTCATGTTCGTATTTTTGAGCAAATTCCTCACGAAGTTCAGCGGTGACAGCTTGACGATTTTCTTTAATCTTAGCATTCCACGCTTCTTCAATTTCGTTGCGCACTTCTTCAGATACTACATCATTTTCAAAAAGTGTCTTTAGTGCATCCAACATATACATTCTCCCTTCATTGGAGTTTATTGATTATATTAATCAATGATTCTTTCAAATATTTCTGTGCCTTAGGATCTTCTTTGGTTGCCTGTGCCAGTTCATATGCCTTATACCCGCCTCGGGCATTCATTAGATGCTCGTAGATAGGCGTTGGATATGCGCCTGGAGCACTAGGTTGGGCGACAACGTCAACAGTGATAATTTCGAAATCTGAAACTTCACCGTTGCCGTCTTCGCTAACATTACCTGATCCCCTAGAGGAGACACCTAGTTTAACGTTGCTTTCCAGCATTGTTTTTACTAATTGTCCCATAGGAGTTGGTAAAATTTTTAATTTACCGTAACCATTTGGGCCATCCATCCACATTTCTGTGATCATATGGCTTACACGATCAAGGTTTATGTTAAGGCCTTCTGGATGATCAACTTCGCCGAGAGGGGTAAAACCGTTCATGCATTGATCGTTGAGAGTTTTGACAGCCCTGCCTATTTCATTTACAGGATACACTCGCTGGTTTGCATTTCGAACACCACCCTGAATGCAAATACCTTTCATGTAAAGATCTTTGCCTTCATTTGTGCTTTCAAGCACAATTTGTGCTTGATCAAATGTCAAATGCTCTCGTAAGTTTATCATTCAAACTTCCTTGTTAAGAGCCAATAGTTGACTTCTTGTTAGCTGCTGTTTCACCAGCACCTTTCTTTTCTGCACCGTGACCTTTTGGCATGTTCTTCATTGACTTCGAAGCTTTGCCTCCTGGTACATTCACGTTGCCCATGTTATCTTCTGTGGGCTTGCCTTTAAATACGCCATTGCCTTTCAGTTCACCTTTGTTAGCTTCTACGCCATTTTCAGTGTCGTTGCGTGCAATATTTTGAGCTGTTCCACCCATGTCATTTTTCATATCGTCGATTGTTGACTTTGTGTTAGTACCACCTTGTTCTGTATTTGACGGTGCACCAACCTTTTCAACATATTCTCTCATAAGATCGAGCTCATCTTGCTCTTCAACTTCTTCGTCGTCCTCTTCGAAAGCATATGATTCTTGTTCTTCGTCGTCCGTGTCGCCTTCTTCGTCGTCCATGTCGCCGTCCATGTCGCCTTCTTCGTCGTCCATGTCGCCGTCTTCATCTGACATCATTTTTTCAAACTCAGCTTTGAGTTCATCTAATGCATCTTCAAGATCTTCTACACGATCTTCTACATCGTCTTCACCTTCGTCATCCATGTCCATGTCCATGTCCATTTCATCGTCGGCGTCCATAGACACATCCATTTCTAAATCGTCAGTTTCGTCGCCGCCCATCATGTCGTCGTCAGCTTCTACTTCAAATTCCTCAAGATCGAATCCTTCGTCCATCTCTTCTTCTTCGTCGTCTTCATCTTTGGCTTCGTCGATTTCTTCTTCGTCGTCTTCATCTTTGGCTTCGTCAACTTCTTCGTCGTCTTCCAAATCAGACTCTAACAGATTTTCGTAAATTTTGCGTGATTGTTCTACCACGATTTCATGGAAAAGCTCTTCAGCACCTTCCTTATCTTCATTGATAAGGCGCTCAAGCATTTCTTCAAACTTGTTGCGATCAGTCATGATTTTCTCCTGTAAATAATCTTTCTTACACAAGGTAAGGCTGTCATTTTTATTTACAAGATTACAGAAAAACTACGCTCAAACAGGCGTTTTTTGAAGAGATTTGAGACAAATTACAAAAAATCGAATGTTTTTTGAAATTCATCTACGGTGATTGTTGTTAAATTGTCAAATTTATTTAGTTCGTCGGGGCAGTAATTATCTGGTGCTATAACTCTGTAAAACTGAATTTCTGGATGTTCTTTAACAACAGAGCAGGTCTGCCTTAGCCAGTTTCCAAAGAAGGTTGCGCCATCGTTTGACTTTTTATAATTCACAGTATCTGCATACAGATTATTAAGTTTCTTACCATCGTTTAAACCTCTATAATCAAATCCTAAAATAAAAATTTTTTCATATTGATGTTTAGAAGCTAACCACAAGGCAGTTGGTCCACTGCTCCATCCTTTAGAAGGATTGAAAAAATTTAGGTTTTTAATTTTTTGATACGATTTGTTAGGATTAGTCCATACTTGGTTGCGATTTTGATATCCTGCTTTGTTTATTTCTAATATCATCTTAACATCAACAGCTACTAGATAATCCGGAGAGAATGTTCTATACAATGCATTGCATCCATATACTGTGCCATATGTTTGCAGATCTTTTGGATTGATAGGTTTACGACTGGTACCGTTTCCTAAAACAAATGCTATCTTTTGATTGGTTGATACCCTAAGGTTTGACGATTGCTCTGTGATTTGTTTTGCATTTTTTTCAGCCCGGCGGGCATTACGAATTTTTTGCCATTCTTCTTTTGTTAATTGAGATTTGTCTATTTTCGGCATTACACACCTTGGGCTTCAGCTTGTGCTGCCATTCCATACATTTGACGAACAAAGTCTATTTCTTCTTGTTGTTCTTTTTTGTGTAATTCAGCGGCTTTTCTAGCGCGATTTATTTGATCAAGTGTAAGACGAGTTTTTCTAACATCACTGGATTGCACAATAGATTGATCGTAATCAGGATTATAACGATCATTTTCCACTGGTTCTAGTGTTTCTTTGTCAAAGTAAAAAAGTTCTCTTAAGATCATAAAAGTATTTATATAGTTTGTTCACCAGGTGCTTCTGTCGGTCCAGGCTGTTGCTCGGTAGCAGTTTCTGGAGGTGTAGCTTCTGGTCCTTCTTCCGTTGGAGTGTCTATGTCAGCTATGTCTTCTGCACCGCTTATGTCAGAACTTATTCCTGCAGAACTGATGCCAACTCCTCGCATTTCACCTGCCGCGTCGCTTGGCTGAGGACTTAAATCTTCGTCATTTTCTTCTCGCCACAGTCGTTCATTCTCTGCAATTTCTTCAGCACTCAGCCCAAGATATCTTGACATTGCAAATCTGTTAGATATAAATGGTATCTGCTGAATCTGAGAAAATGTAGGGATCCGCGCATTGTCTAATTCGCTTTGTCTGTATGCTGCAAAATTCTGAGGGACTTCAAATTTTAGATCAAACATTGAAGTATCAATGTTAACACCTTTTTCTAATAGATAGCGTTTAAATTCTTGGTCAAAATCTTCTGCTATTAATCCTTGTAGTCTTTCGCAGTAATTGTTAAATCGCAGTTCTTGAATATATGCTGTACCTACTCTGCCGTCATTGTAGCTAGTTGCTCCATCATCAGCTCCGGTAGGCAGATATGAGCTCGGGATTCGTAAGCCGCGTACAAGCTTATTAGTAAAGTATCTAAGATCATCAATTTCTCCAAGGTTTGTGCCTCCTGGCAGTGTTTCAACTTTTGATCCGCGCCCTTCTGCGGTTTGTGGAAAGAAGTAGTCTTCGTTGATTGACAAAGGATTATACGCCGAGTCTATAACATTCTGTCCACCGCCTGTTGCTGATGGAATCCTTCTTTGATGGATTTCAGTTTTTACCCGTTCAACAAATTGCATTGCAAGATGCGAAGGCATATTTCCTACATCAACATAAAATACTCTGCGTTCTGGTGCTCTTTGCACACGATAGATAATAATAGCATCTTCTAAAAGTTCTTTTTGCTTGTAAACTTTGAATACACTTTCTAAAAGTGAATTACCAAAAGGATAATTATTGTCTAAACCTTCTGATAAACTAAGATGCACAACATGCTCAGCATCAACGGCTACTTCACCTTCTTCAAGACTGAATCGGCTTCCGCTCATGGATGGGTAATTTCCTACCATCCCGCGAACACCACCTTCTGTATATCCGCTGCCACCTCCTGTTACATTTCCGTTAGTAACATGGGGTGTGGTTGCTACCATTTCTTTGAAGTTAAAAGAAATATCTTTGACAATGTATTGCTCTGGCTTTTTTCCTTCCGATTCATTTACAATAATTCGATTTACTTTTGCAGGATCTACATGAAACCATTTTTTTGTTTCTGGATCTCTGATAAAAATAGAATCTCCATATTTGAAAGTGTTACGAAAAACACGAAACATTCTAGTTTCAAAATCATTAAGTTTACACCATTGTTTAAGATATTGACTGAGAATAGTTACTTCTGTGTTTGTTGCTTTTTTATGAAAATTAAATTTGAAATTTGTGCCGTTTTCTTCATTGATTTGTGTACAGAATTCTGCAAGAATATCAAGAGCAGCATTAACCTCTGAATCTAAATCCATTGTGTTGTACTGGCCATATCTTTCTATGCGGTTTGGAGAACCTACATACACATCAGGCAAATAAGAGTTATAATTAGCCCTTGCAGGACCTGCTTGATTTCCTCCCGCGCGGCGCCCGTTAATTGGGCTATAACTACCTGACACATTATCTCCTGTGGGTACAGGAGTGAAGTACTTTTTCCAGCTCATTTATTATCCTATACCAGAGAAGACATCTCGTCCATTCGCTCTGGTCTGTTTGTATTGCTTTTCGCCAACTTGGTGCTGTTTGTTATTTATCGCTACCAATTCTTGCATGCTTTGATTTAGGTGCTCCAGTTTATCCACCATATTTTTCTGTCCTTCCGGTGAATCATTAGAAGTTGATAGTTGGGCCGTAAGTTCCTGTATGCTTGCTCCTAGTTGGTCTATTTGTGGAGACATGTTATCTGTGCCAGTGACAGACAGTTTATCAACTTTAGGAGTCATGTTTGAAACCACCATATTGGAAAATTCAGGCTGCACAGGTGTTGATTGAACTTTAGATACATTTATTCCAAGATCAGCATTGTTTGCTGTAATAGTATCAAAAGAACCAGTGTTAGCTGTAATTGCATTAATTTTAGAGGTGCCGCTTGCAGAAGTATTCACTTTTTTATCATCAAACAGTTTTGTTAATGGATCAAAAAAATCACCTATAGTTTCACCAACCCTATCTAAGAAGCTTCTGTCGTCATTTCTAGGGCCGCCGCCTTCTTGTTCTACTTTTTCTGCAGTTTCTCGCCTTGTATCTAATTGATCAACCGCTTGCTGTATTGAAGTGCCTAGATTCATTGTTTCTAATTCTTTCATAGCCGCGGTTCTTTCTGATGCTGTTTTTGTTACATCCTCAAATACTGCTGCTAATTTGCTTGCTTTTTCAGCTGTTGCTTCGTCTATTGTTCCTTGTTCACGGGCAATATCAATTTGTTTACTGATTTGATCACCAAAACCTATACTGCTTAAACTTTCTTCGACTATATTGCCTAGATCCTGTATACCTTGACTTTGCGGTCCTAATCGCTGTTCTAATGTATCTGCAATTTGAGAAAACGCACCAGTTAATCGTTGACTTGTACTGACATTTTCTCCAATGATTTGCGCAATTTCACTGTTTGCGTTAGCAATTGCTTGTCTTGATTCATTTACTAATTGCTGTGCATCTTGTCCTGCTAACTGACCTGCTATTTGATCAGTTTGTGTAGCGGATAAATCAGCTAACATGTCTCTGAATACTTCGGCATGCGTTACAGTATCCCCTAAAACTTCTCCCATTTGATCAGCTCGTGCTTGAATGGCATCAATTAGAGGAGCTGTTTCTTCTAGCACATTAGCTTGTGTGGCGGCTACTTCACTTACGCCTGACAGAGTTGCCAATGTTAAACCTTGTCTACTACTGGCTTGCTCGGCTGCCGCAGCTGTGGCTTCAGCGGCTAACCTTTCTGCTTCTTCAGTGTCACCTCTGTCTAAGGCAGCCTTAGCTTGTTTTGCTAAGTCAAATGCCGCAGCATTTGTGGCAGCAAAGTTTTTTGTGGCTTCTGTCATTGGGACGCCTGTTTGAACAATTTCGTCAAACAAGTCTCTTAAAACTTTAGGACCAGATGCTAATTCGCTTTGTGCAGCATTGTATGCTTCTTGCGCACCAGTTACACCTTCCATTTCTAACAAACGAAGTCTAGCTTGGGTGGCACCAGCTCGTTGTCTTGCTACCAATTCATCCCTCTGTTGTTTAGCACTGCGTCCTGTTAATTTTGCTACAATGTCAAATTGTTTTGCTAGTTCCTGAGCTGCCGCTACTTCTTGTGCCGCTGTCATATTTTGCAGTCTAGATTGTCTTCGAATAAGAGCAGTGTTTTCAACTAAAAATTCATTAGCTTCTTCAATAGAGTATCCAAGATTCATAAATCCGTCTATGGCGCCTGTTTCAAACATAGCATTGCCTAACTGTGCGGCTCTTTTTGCACCTTCTTCCACGCCGCCTGCAAACCCTGCAAGTTCCTCTGCGTTGTTAGCAACAATATTAGCAAAAGCATCTAAAGGCAATCTAGCTTGGGCTGCAGTAGCTCGCAATGCTCCTAGGTCACCGTTCAATCCTGCACCAACTTTGGATATGCCTTGAAATACATCAGCTGTGTCGTCAAGGTACTGGGCGGCATTTGCTAAATCGCTTACTAATCCTCCCATATTTGTTATGTTGTCTGCAAATCCTTTGATGCTTGAACTTAGCGTTTCTCCGCTTAGACCGATTGCGGCTTTTGCAGTGTCGGCAACATCGGAGATTAATCCGTCTTTGCTGCCTTTGGGAATTTTAACATTTATACCTGTGCCAGTTCCTCCGCCGCTAGGACTATCGCCAGATGGTGCTCTTGTTTGTATGCTTTTTGCAATCTTATCAGGAAGTGCATTAAGTGCGTTGAGAAGTGCTTCTGTGTCTACTTCTGCCAATTTCAAATCTCCAGATTTTATGGATTATAAATAGTTTTATTAAAATATTTATCCGGACACAATATGACCAGTTTTTTAGAAAAATACAAAAGACAACCTAAAATATATGTGGATTTACCTAGCAAAGGTGAATTTTATAACGAAACTGTACTTGAAGATGAACAATTCATCCAGATGCCCGTGTTTGGTATGACCGCAATGGATGAAATAATGCTGAAAACACCAGATGCGTTGTTTTCAGGAGAAGCCACATCTCAGGTTATACAAAGTTGTGTGCCATATGTGAAAAATCCCTGGGCTATTGTTGGTTACGATCTAGATTTTTTGTTGATTGCAATTCGAATTGCCACATACGGAGAAGAGTTGCCTGTGGACACTACCTGTCCGCATTGTTCACACACAACTAAAAGTGCTATAAATCTAAATACTTTACTGGAGAATTTTTCGCAATATCCTACCACCGCACAGTTTACCATGGGAGATCTAACTGTAAAACTTCGTCCTATGGATTATAGAACCACAACTGAATTCAACACGAAGCAGTATAAGCTGGAAAAAACAATGGCTAATCTAAATCAAAGTGATTTAACCAGTGACGAAAAAGATGCTAAAATTACTGAACTGTTATTCGAGAGCAGCAAATTAAATTTGTTAATTGCAGTTTCACATATTGTGTCTATTGAAGCAGACGGAGAAGCAGAAAGCAATCCAGAAGTAATTTATAATTTTATCAGTGAAAACGATTCTGAATTTTATAATTCTCTGAGAGAAAATATCAAAACACTCACAGACAGATGGAAATTACCTAACATTGATGTTCAGTGTGCAAACGAAGAATGTCAAATTCTTTATCCCACTAAGCTGAATATGGACTATTCGAGTTTTTTCGGTCTACCCTCCTCGCGCTCTCGGACTCTGAAATTTTAGATCTAGTCAGACAGTACGAAAATGAATCTAAACAAATCAAAGACGATGTGTATCGCATAGGTTGGTATATGCGAGGATCATTCACATATGACGATCTCATGTTTAGAATATCTCACGAAGACAGGGAAATTATCAGTAGAATTATCAAAGACAACATCGAAAGGGTCAACGATACTAAGATGCCTTTGCTTTAGATTTTTTTTGGGCCTGTTTGACAATTTTTTTCAATTTTGGATCTTGTAAAATATTTTTCTTAACTTGCTTAACATACTTGTTTACAGGTAATTTTTTCGGCAGTGTATCTTCTGCTTCACCTATGTTACAGTTTGCAAAACTTATTTTAGCCAGAACAGTCGGGCCGAACATAGTATTCATTAAAGCATTTGACAAACCTTTTACAAAGTCAGTATCTTGAGATAATTTTCCTAACAGATATGCTATGTAACCACCAGTGGCAACTCCTAATATTCCTGCCAACCATCCAAACCCGGGAACTGCGCCTAGCAGTCTACTGAAAAGGGCTATAGATGCTGCAGTTGTTCCTACTGTCGATAAAAACCCCACTAGCATACCAGATATTTCATCAACTAAATTTACCTGTGCCGCAACTACATATCTATCTCTAGGATTACACCCGCTTGCTTCATATGCATCGCCATATCTGTCCAAGGCATCTAGTAAATCGTCAGCGGAAAAAATTAGGAAAAATATTTTACCTACTATAGTTTGAGCAGCAAATTTTGCTATACTAGCGCCTAAACTTTTTGTCTTGTCAAGTAATCCACTTTTGGTTTTTTTCTTATCATCATCTGTGTCCGCATCAGATGTTTTTGGAGTTCTATCTGGATTATTTGCTGAAAGTTTTGCATTTGCAGACTTTGCTACTTGATTGGCTTTGCCCTTGATAGGATACACACCCTTTTCCGCTCCAGTTGTAGGATCCACAACTTTCCAGCCTTTTTTAAGACCATAGTCAGTAGGAACAACTTCAAACTGTTCGTGTATGATTTCAGATACCTTCATAAAAGTATTTAGTAGAGAAATGAGCTTACGCTCATTTAGTTTTCGCTTTCGCTCAAACTTGTTGATTTGTTTAAAGCAACGAGTGATAACGAAGTTGCTTATATTTCATGTAGATTGTTTCAGTCAGACGGAACCTGTTGTTGGGTTCCATCATCTCGAAAACTTCATGTGAGTTTTATCCAGCCGAGATCGGAAGTAGGTATTTGACTATGCTACTGGGCTCTGACCTTTCCCAACCTACGTCGACATCAAAATATAGCTTATAAGCAATAATTTTTAAATTATAGCTAATATATAGCTAATACACTATATTTTTACCTCCCGCTTCGTTCCTGTGCTAAGGAGTTTTTGTAGCATACAGCCTGTGAGACACATCGCTTCCATCGGCAACGAGCATTACCTCGGCTGAATTGCGATGGATCGAGCCTCCTCGATCAAACAGAGTCTTTATAGCCTTTGAGAGCCTCTATTAATGTTTTTGATCCGCCTACTCGGACATTTATAATGCCATTGTAGTAGTCGTCACTTTCTAACACACGACGATCAAACTGTTCTCTTGCCTCTATGTATGACATCTCTGCCCTACTTTTGCAGAAGTATAATATTTCTCTTGTGAACTTGTCTTCGCCTAGTGCAGAAACATCAGCTTGTAGTTTGTCTGAGCTACCCCAGTATTCACGCCAGTCTGATTCCTTGTGTCCGCGTCTTTTGTTTTTTCGGCCTTTGAGAGGTGGTTTAGTGGTTTTAAACTTAGCTAGTTTTTTGCCTATATATTTGCGCCCGTTGGTGAGATTGGTTATCAAGTAGACAAATCCTTCGTAATGGTCGGATATACTGTCTACGGGTTTGCCTTGATAAGTCCATGTGCTCATGAACTTATATAGTGCCTATTTTTTGTTTCTGTTATGAATCTGATCGAAAAGCGTTTTGTTTTCTTTCTGTTTGGCCTTTGATAATTTTTGTATTTCTCTTAATTTTTGTTGAGTGGTATAGTAAGTCCTCACGGACCTTCTGGTTTCCCACTTTTCATTAGCTTTGTAATATTCTATATAAGCCTTGGTCAATTTATCATGAGTATCGTCTTCTATCATTCTACTACATCTAAATCATTCTCATATGATGTAAATCCGTTTTCCTTTACTACTTTTAGGATATGATTTACACGCCCAACCAATTCATCCTTGTGCGAAATAAGGAATATATTTTTATCTCGTTCTCTGCCTATCTTTTTCAACACACTGAGAGAATTTTCCACGCCTGCCGTGTCCATGCCTGAGTCTATTAATTCGTCGATAAACAGCAGATTAATGTTTTGATACAGACTTTCCCATACATCTCTGAATGCAAAGCTCAGTCCAAGTATCAGCCTGTTGCGTTCACCCCTGCTTAAATTATCAAAATCTAAATCTTGTCCTAGCTGTGTTATTTCCACGCTGAGATCATTTTGGAACTGAACCTGGTGAGGCAGTCCTAGACGATCCAGATAGTACGATAATCGGTTGTTTAAGTATGCCAGATTCTGATCAATAATCTTCTTGCGAATAAAGCTGTCTTTGTTGGTCAACAATTTCAGCAAGAACTCCTGATGTTCCTTAACATTTGTTAGTTCGTTAACTGTTGACCAGTCTACTGCTTGTATTGCTTCTTGATTTAGCTCATCAATCTGTGATTGGTAAGGATCTTGTTCTTGCTTTTTACTTATCAGCATTTGACGCAAGTTATCTACATTGTTTCTGTGTTCATAGGCTTCTTTCACTGTGTCATAGTATGTAACGGGTTTTGCATCCAGGTCGCCTAGATCAGCAAGTCCTTTCAGCACTTCAGACAACTTAGCGTCAACCTCGGCTTGGTATGCCACAGCATCTTCAAGTTCTTTGGCTTTTTCGCTAAGAATTTCCTGCTTTTTGTCTTCGTGAATAGCTTGTCCACAGGTATAACAGGTTGCATCTTCGAGCTCCAACACATCTTTTTCAATTTTTTTCACTCGTTTGTCTGCCTGTATCAGCGCAGAGTCCAAGGTGCTTTTCTCTTTGTTCAGCACTGTGATTGCGTTGTTCATTTCACTCCAATTAGCAAGCTTGTCGTGTGCCAGCAGTTCTGAATCAATGTCCAAATGCTCCAGCTCTTGGATGCTGGCTTCTAGCTTTTCACAGTCTCGGTGTTGTTTTGACACCCAAGCTCGCTGTGTTCCTTTGAGATTGTCAATGGTTGATTGGATTTTTTCATTGGCTGTTTGTATAGCATTGATACGGGCCGTTTCTTCTTGAATAGCATCTTTGCTTTGTTTTACCTGATCTTTGAGATTTTCTGCTTTTTCAGAAAGAATAGTAATGCCCAGTAGTTGTTCAATGATTGCTCGCTGATCATTTTGTCGCATGCTGAGGAAAGGTTCCGAGTATGTGTTCAGCGCAACAATGTGTTTGAACATGTCATGGCTCATGCCCAATAGATCGTTAACAAAATCCTGTGTTTTGCGGCTGTCGCCCTGCGACTCGTCGGTCATTTCTTGTTCTTGCTCGTCAACAAAAAATTTAAACACATTAGGAGAGCGACCTCGCTCAATCCTATAGTCTACGCCGGCTTTTTCGAAGTGTAAGGTGACCAACATCCCCTTAGAATTAGTCTTATTAATAAGATTATTCCGTTTGATGTTGGTCAGTGCTTGGCCGTACAAAGCATAACTAAGAGCATTAATGATCGTAGTTTTACCAGTACCATTGCGCGATCCTGAATCGTCACCTCCTTGGTCTAAATTTTCACCAAGCACTAGAGTTAATTTTTCTTTGTTGAAATCCACAGCTTGGGTCTGATTCCCTACACTCATGAAATTCTTTACTGTTAAATCCTTGATGCGTATCATAGTTCGTTGTAAATGTCCAATAAAAGTTTTTTGTTAAAAGAGTCTGATTCAATTGCGGATATTTCTTTGTTTACAATTTGATCAACACTTTCAAATGCAGAAATATCAACTTCCGTGGTAATTTCTTCAATTTGTTTTTGCGGAATCAGTGTGATTTCTCTACAGCCATGCTGACTAATGTAAGTTTCCTTGATAAATTGTGCTTCTTCATAAGAAATAGGCAAATCAAGTGTAACACGCAGATACATTTTGCTTTTGATAATTTCGTCTGCTTGGTCCAATAGCTCTGACAGTTTAATTGTGCGATACTTTGGACAATTTGGCCAGTTAATATACTGTGGTTCGCTGTTGTTTTCGCGATCGATTATCATCATGCCGCGTTCGTCATCCCAGGCATCCGCATAGTTATGGGGAAAAGCATTGCCAATATAATGAATATTGCCTTTTACTTGACGCTTGTGGAAGTGACCTGAAAACACATAATCTTGGTTTTGAAAATGTTCTGCTTTCAAATCACCATGATCTGGCATCTGTACCATTGCGTTCATGTAAAAATGCGGAAGCTCAAAGTGTCCAAACATGTATTTGGATTTAGATTTTTGAATCTTTCGCCACTCGTCGCCTACCAACCAAGGTACAAGACACACATCATCCTGCTCGGTGATTTCATTCACCACGGTGATGCCTGGAACATGCTTGCCAAATTCCACACTGTGTACATCACGCTTGTCCTTGTAGTATAAATCATGATTGCCCGGGAAGTAAAAGAATTGCTCGAATGCAGAACCCAGCTTTTCAAGACTTCGCAGTGTTGCATCCATTGTGGTAATGTTTAGACTGTTGCGATTGTGATGCCAATCGCCACAAAAGATTCCTGTTTCGCAACCGTTTTCCTTTGCTTGCGCAATAAACCAATCCACAAATTCTTCACAATCTTCATTGTGAACTTTACTATTGCCCTTAAGGCCAAAGTGTATGTCCGTAAAGACTGCCGCTTTTTTAAACAATGTATAGTACCTCCGTACTTAGTATAACAAAATTTGTGCTACCGTGTCAATGTATTTTTACCGCTCTGCGGCTTTTCTGCGAAATGCGTTTTCCGCAAGCGGCTTAATCATCGCTTTCCGCTTCGCGCTTGAGGGCTGCTTCCCATTCACCTGCGTGTTGACGAGTGTAACTAGGATTCATGTCGTTCATTTCTAAAATATCGTCTCGAATGTTCTGGTTGCGCTTTTCTATGTTGATTACACGCACAAAACTGTTTGTAACTGCAGCTGTGTAGTAAGCAAACGGATTATTTGATTTAGATTCGTCAAACTGAAGTCCTATCTGTGCCAATTGCAAGATTGCTTGACCGCGCATTTCGTCATTGTAGGTATATCCTCGAACATTTCCTCTTGTGGCATATCGTTCGCACAATTTAATCCACATTAAAGCTAACTTATCTGTGGCCTTTCCGTGATCCAAACAAAATTCACCTGTTTCGATATCTCCCTTCCAATGACTTTTACCAACGCATATTAGTTCATCATTTTCATCAAACTTATAATGTTTAAACGGAGGAAAATTTAATTTTACCTTTGTGTCAGCAATTGTTTTAGGATTCTTTTTCCTGCCAGGTTCGTCCGGAATGTGTTCGAATGTCATCACTCGAAAGATCAGTTCTTCTTTGGTAATTTTTTTATAATCGACCTCGCAGTCGGCTTGTTTTACTTTTTCGCCTGCTTGTTTTTTTGTTTGATAATCGATATCGCCTATGCGCTTTGCTTTATTTCTTTTTGCTTCTGCAATAGTGCGAATATTAATTTTATCTAAACTTTCTAGAATAATGTCGTATCGGTCATATTCTGGACTCGAATAACTACAAAAAGTGTTTTTTGACTTGTGTATTTCTGCAAGTATGTCCTTGTTGTTTAAATAGTTTACTTTTTTCATGAAGGCTCCAATTTATAGTGTCATTATAATATACGCAGTTTATAAAGTCAATAAATACTTTACCGTAGGAGATTTACATGGCAACACGCAATCCTCAAGAATCAGTTCAGCAATTCCTTGGATCTGCTTTCAAAGCAGGAGAAAATGCTATAACTTCTATTGCTGGAAAAGTTAAACAAGATGTTAGTGACTTTTTTACAGACACAGGATTTGGCAAGGCATTACGGTCTTCTAATTTGCTCACAGGTGCACAACCCCAAGGAATTTCATTTGAAGAAGCTAACTGGGGCACTTCAAATAATTTAGACTGGAGAGTTAGATTAAGTGTTCCTGAAAATTTCAAAGACAGTCCCCTTATACAGCCGTTAGTTGCACAAACAAACGGTCTGGTATGGCCGTATACTCCGCAGGTTATGATAGAACAATCTGCTTCTTACAGCGCAATGACACCAGTGCATAGTAATTATCCATACTATTCGTATCAGAACTCACAAGTGAGTGCCATTAATATCATGGGAGAATACTACATAGAAAATGCTCTGGAGGGTGAATATTGGATAGCTGCTATACATTATCTTAGAAGCGTAACAAAAATGGCCTATGGAGGAAACACAAGCAATCAAGGCGCACCTCCACCAGTAGTAAGACTTAATGGATACGGTGATTATGTTTTTAAAAATGTTCCTGTGATAATACAAAGCTTCACAGTTGAATTGCCTAGCGATGTTGACTATATTCAGGTAGGATTAGGAGCCAACGGCAACTGGGTACCTACTAGATCTACTATAAATGTTTCTATGACACCAATATACAGTCGCAGGTCTACTACAGAATTCAATCTAGATGCATTTGTAAGAGGAGACTATGTCATTAATGGAAAAGGATATTTGTAATGGCATCCTATGAATCAACCAGTCCTTGGCATAACACTCCTATTGTGAAAGGCCAATATCTTGATATTTTAACAATTCGTCCTGTACCAGCAGAACCAGATGATATTTTATATAAAATAGAACCGCAATACACTTATAGACCTGATCTGTTAGCTTATGATCTATATGGAAGTGAAAAATTATGGTGGGTATTTGCACAGAGAAACATGGACGTCATCAAAGATCCTGTTTATGACATGATACCAGGCACAGAAATATATCTTCCTAAAGGAAACAGTTTAAATCAGTTGCTAGGAATTTAAATGGCTAATTTTAATCCACAAAATTTAGCACAAAGGGCCCAACGTCTTGGAAGAGATTTAGAACAAAGATCAAACCAATTCATTGCGGACATAAGAAATTCGTCAAATATAAATGTTAATGGAGTTTTGAATGCTGTTGAAGGCACTGCACAAGAACTTCTAGGTGCAACATCTAATCCTAAACTACCTAGAATCTCAGCAACAAACAATGCAGCATCGTCTCCTACAATTCCAGTTGATAACGCACCTCCGTGGACCAATGAGCTTGAGAGATTTGCCAGTTTTAACTATATTTTTACCTTGGCTTGTCTTAATGACGACGAAATAAACAATCCTGATTCAACATACAGGATAAAACAACCTCAAAATATCATACTAAGATCAGGCGGAACAGGTCAAAACAAGGTCAAAACAATTTACGAAAAAAACGGAGCAGTTGAGTATTACATAGATGATGCTGAAATCTCATCAATAATAGTGCCTAATCCTAAAACCAAACAAACAAACGCAACATCTTTGCGATTTACTGTGTTTGAACCATACAGTATGGGCATGTTTTTGCAGACACTACAAATAGCCGCAGTATCTGCAGGACATAAAAATTATATCGAAGCACCATATTTACTAACAGTAGAATTTAAGGGCTACGACGATAATGGTAATATTGTGCCTGCACCTAACACACGAAGACTGTTTCCTTTAAAATTTACAAATGTAACATTCAATGTATCTGAAGGTGGTAGTCAGTATACTGTGGAAGCAATTCCGTGGCACGAGTCTGCGTTTTCCGATCAAGTCCAAACAATAAAAACAGATGTTCAATTGTCTGGAAGGAATTTACAAGAAGTTTTACAATCAGGAGGATCGAGCCTTGCAAGTATACTGAATGAAAGACTGTTGAAAAATCAAGAAGCAGGACAAATTTCCACTGCTGATCAGTATGTAATCATGTTTCCCTCCGACGATAACACAGCAGAAGAACGAATTCTAGGAATAGCAGAAAACAACAATGGAGCAACTTCTAGCAGCGGAAGTCAACGACAGTTAGATCAAGACACCCAACAACTAATATATGAAACAATCACAGGAATTGAAAATGGAAAAATACCTGCAGATTTTGATTCAAAACTATCGGAACTTTTTGGTGTTGTAATACGAAGATCCGAAATAGGTGAAAATATTAGAAATGTTGCGGAAGACACAGAAAAGGTTAACAAAATTGGAAACAGCAAGATTGTAAAGACCTATCTAGATGGCGGCAAGGTACCATTTGGTGAGGCGAGATTTACAGAAGTAGAAGGCAGTCCAGGAGTTTTTCAACGAGGAAAATTACAAATCAGTGATGAAGGCAGAATCTTAACTTTTACTGCTGGAATGAAAATTCAAGATATCATAGAAGAACTTATCTTAATAAGTGATTACGGAAGGCAGATTGCAAATGTCGAGCCAGATGAATTTAATATGGTTCCTTGGTTCAAAATTGAAACACAGGTTTATAATGTAAGTGACAATGAAGCAGTGCAACAAATAGGAAGAAAACCTAAAGTCTATGTTTATAGGGTAGTTCCATATATGGTAAGCGCCAGCCGATTTAGTAATCCCAGCAAGCCTTCTCCTAAAGTTAAAAATGTTAAAGCACAAGCGGCCAAAGAATATAATTATATCTATACTGGGCAAAACAAAGACATCTTAAATTTTGATATACAAATTGATGCGGCATTTTTTGTCGCCTTGAATCCTATGCGCGGGCAAGCCAGCAGTGATTCAAAACAAGGATCAAAAAACGAACTAGCTGCTGGAAATGAAGACCCGGTTACAAAAACTGGCGAAGGAGATACTGAAGCCACAAGTTCCGCTGGACAAAAAAGAGTAGAAGAACGGTACAATCAAACCACAGGAAATCAAAGCAGCCCGGGAAAAGAGCATGTAGAAACACAGGTAGCTCGAGATGTAAATGATGCAATTGTTAACAGCCCAACAGATTTAGTAATGGTAGAAATGGAAATAATGGGGGATCCTTTTTACATTGCTGATAGCGGAATGGGTAATTACAATGCTGCCAAAGACCCACAATTTATAAACATTACCAGAGATGGCAGTATGGATTATCAAACATCAGAGGTAGATGTTATTATAAATTTTAAGACACCGTTAGATTATCAAGGCAACGGATATATGGAATTTCCGGGTGGCGGAATTGCACCTGTAGGTGCATTCACAGGCTTATACCAAGTTACTTTTGTAGACCACAAGTTTAGTGGTGGCCAGTTCACCCAGGTACTGAAAATGATTAGAAGACCTTTACAAGATTCTGAAACAACAGTTAAACCTACCACAACAGATAATAAATTTGTCGAAGAAGGAACCAAAGAAAACAAAATTGATGACGGATGGGGCGAATAATGAATAGAGATCAACGCACTCCTAGCATTAATTTAAAAGGTAATCCGGGTCCTTATCTAGCTGTTGTAGTAAGTCACTTAGATCCAAAATACATGGGAAGCATTGAAGTAGAGCTTCTCAAAGCAACGGACAGCGGAAACCTAACTGCTAGAACAGGGCAATTAGCACAAGTAAAGTATTTGAGTCCATTTTACGGTGTAACTCCTTATAAAGACACTACCAAAAATCAAGGATATGCATTCACACAAAAATCTTATGGAATGTGGATGGTGCCGCCCGACATAGGTACGAATGTACTTGTGATTTTTGCTGAAGGAAATGCGGCCAACGGATACTGGATAGGATGCATACAAGATGAGTACATGAACTTTATGGTTCCCGGTTATGCATCAACAACATATAATGAAAAAGACAGATCCAAAAAACTTCCAGTTGGAGAATACAACAAAAGAGTAGAAACAGCAAAGGGCAGAGATCCTACGCAATATGTAAAACCTGCTTATGATGATTATATTAACATTTTGCAAGAACAAGGTTTAGCAGAAGATTCATCTAGAGGAACTTCAACATCTAGTGCAAGACGAGAAACACCTTCAATGGTTTTTGGAATAAGCACTCCTGGACCATACGATCGTCGTCCTGGGTCACCCAAAAGTGAGTACGGCACCGCTGGAGCAATCAGCAATGTGCCATTCAACAGACTGGGCGGATCTAGTTTTGTTATGGACGACGGTGATGCATCCCTGCTAAGGAAACAGCCAGCATCTGAAGGGCCTTCTGAATATGCAAATTTTGAAGCAGGCGAAACTGACGGTGATCCAACAATACCGCACAATGAATTAATTAGATTAAGGACTAGAACAGGCCATCAGATTTTATTGCACAATTCAGAAGATTTAATTTATATAGGTAATGCAAAAGGCACAACCTGGATAGAATTAACTTCTAATGGAAAAATAGATATCTATGCAAAAGACAGTGTAAGCCTGCATACTGAACAGGATCTTAATATTACTGCTGACAGAGACATAAACATGCACGCCGGAAGAGATTTCAATGTTAAAGCAAATAACAATGTTAATCTCCAAAGTGTTAAAGATTGGCAAATACATGTAGGCGGTGATAATAAAATAACCACAATAGGAAATATAGATATCAACAGTGGTGGCAATCATACTGAAACTGCTACTAGAATCGACATGAATGGGCCTGTTGCGGTAAAAGCCGTACCATTAAAAACTTTTGAATTATCAGGAGATTCTACTACCGCCAAAGAATCACTGCATAAAAGACTACCTCAGCATGAACCTTGGCCCCAACATGAAAATTTAAATCCTCAAAATTTTGTATTTGAAAAGACTGATATCAAAACCGCAGAATCTCCAAAAGAAGTTGATTTAGCAAGTCTTATAGTTCCTGACACTTTCCGTAAATCAACCTAGGTAAATATTACTATGAGTTCTAGAGAAAAAAGTTTATACAAACAGATAACTGTTAAAGGCAATAGCAAAGTCGAAGTTGCCTCTGGAAGCCGTGCTTACCGCGGAATCAGCACAGTCAATCCTGATAACACAAGTTGGGTTTTGTATGACATTGCTCTTATCAAGCAAGACCTCATTAATCATTTCCATATAAGGCAAGGAGAAAAATTAAGCGACCCTGAGTTCGGCACAATCATATGGGATGTAATTTTTGAACCCTTAACAGACAATCTTCGCGAAGCTATCATACTAAATGTGCAAAGAATTGTAAATTATGATCCTAGAGTACAGGTAGAGCAAATCACTGTTGATAGTTACGAAAGTGGTATACAAATTGAATGCCGACTTGTGTACTTGCCTTATAATATTTCTGAACAATTGAGATTAACATTCGATGAAAGTGCGGGTATCATAAACTAATTATATACGCAGTTAATCTAATCAAATAAATACTTTGTAATATAGGAAAGCGTATATGTCATCTACAGATAGACAAAATAGACTTCTGCTTGCAGAAGATTGGAAGAGAGTTTATCAAACCTTCCGCAACGCAGATTTTCAAAGTTATGATTTCGATAATCTTCGTCGAACCATGATTAACTATCTGCGCCAGAATTATCCTGAAGACTTTAATGATTATATTGAAAGTTCTGAATATCTTGCTCTCATAGATCTAATGGCTTACCTTGGCCAAAATATAGCTTTTCGTATTGATTTAAATGCCAGAGAAAATTATCTAGAACTGGCAGAACGCAGAGAGAGTGTGCTGAGATTAGCTCGTTTGCTTTCTTATAATCCCAAAAGGGTTCAAGCTGCAAATGGACTTTTAAAATTAGAAAGTATCAGAACCACAGAAGAAATAAGAGATTCCAATAATCTAAATTTAGAAAATCAAACCATTATTTGGAATGATCCTAGTAATCCAGACTGGTACGAACAATTTATCAAAGTGCTTAACACAGCATTGCCAGTTAATGGAACATTTGGTAGGCCGTCTAAAAGTGATAATGTAAACGGAGTGCCTACAGAACAATACAGATTGAATTCTAATAATTCAGAAGTTCCTGTTTACAGTTTTTCTAAAACAGTTGATGGCCGTAGCACAAGGTTTGAAATCACATCCACAGATATAGTTGACGGTGTTATACAAGAAGAGTCTCCGTTTCCTGGCAACAATTTTGCACTGCTATACAGAGACGATGGTCGAGGACCAGCAAGTTCTAATTCTGGATTTTTCAGTCATTTTAGACAAGGTAGTTTAGATCAAGGCGTATTTAATGTTACAAATCCTAGCACAAATCAAGTCATTGCTGTGGATGCTACTAATGTAAACAACAGTGATATCTGGTTATACAAATTAGATAGTTTAGGAAATGAAGAAGAACAATGGACTCGAGTAGATGCTGTTGAAGGCAACAACATAATTTACAACAGTCTTAATAAGTCAATCAGGAACATATATTCTGTGCTAACCAGAGCAGAAGATAGAATATCTTTGGTTTTTGCAGACGGCACTTTCGGTAACTTACCCAAAGGTACATTTCGTGTATATTATAGAACAAGCCGGAAAGAGCGTGTTATAGTTACACCTGATGATATGCGAGGCATTTCAGTAACTATTCCATATATTACCAGAACCGGTAAAGTTGAAGATTTAACAATGTCCTTCGAACTAAAATACACAGTGGACAACAGTTCGACATCAGAAACGAACGCCAGTATCAAGCGTAACGCACCTTCTACATACTACACTCAAAATAGAATGATTACTGCTGAAGATTATCAGGTAGCACCTCTAAATATCAGTCAAGAAATTATCAAAATAAAAAGTGTTAACCGAACTGCAAGTGGCATAAGCAGATATTTTGATTTGATAGATGCTACAGGAAAATACTCTAAAACTAATTTGTTTGGCACTGACGGCGTTTTATACAAAGAATTTTTATCCCCAAAAACATCTTTTACATTTAACACCAGAACAGATGTAGAAGGCGCTGTAGCTAATACCATTACACCTATTTTAAATGATATAAAAATTAGAAACTATTATTATAATAGTTTTCCAAAGGTTTTAGTAGGAGATTTACAGGTATCTTGGACCCAGTTGAGTGCAGAAACAAATTTAAACACAGGATATTTTCAAAATCGTGATGGCATTATTTCAGAATTAGGAACATTCACCGGAAGTATTTTAAGTTTAGTAGTTCCGGGTACACTTTGTAAGTTTGTGCCACCTCAAGGATTTTATTTCACAGAAAACGGAGAGCTTACTACTGAAAATGTCAAAGGTTCAGTTTTATACAAGTGGGTAAAAGTGTTAAGTGTTGACGGCGCAGGAACTTCAATTCAAGACAATGAATCAGGTCCAGTCGCTTTAAATGATAACATACCAAGTTCTGCGATACTGACAGAAATAAGGACCAGTTTACCAAATGCCTTAGAAGATGATGTTGCAACACAAGTTATAGATCAAATTTTTGCCTATAAGACATTTGGACTTAGATACTCACAAACTCAACAAGCTTGGAGATTAATTACCGACAATAATTTAAACATTGAAAGTGAGTTCAGCACAGGAAAAACTGGTGATACAACTAATCAACAACTAGATGCTAGTTGGCTATTATTGTTTGAAACAGACGGAGAAACATATACGATTACAAATCGTGCAATGAGATATGTGTTTGAGAGCAATGAAGAAATAAGATTTTACTATGACAGCGGTGACAAAATTTATAATAACTTAACAGGAAAAATTGTAAAAGATAAAATCACAGTTTTAAACATTAACACACAACCCGATGATATTGTTCCTTTTACAGTGGATTTTGACTGGGAGGTAGTAGAAGAATATCGTGATGCAGAAGGCTATGTTGACAGTAAAAAAATACAGATAAGTTTTTTTGATGAAGATGACGACGGTGTAGTTGATAATCCCCAGTTGTTCGAAGATATTGTAAATGAAGAAGTCTCCCCTCTATCAAAATATGTGTTTTTAGAAAAGATTATTACATCTGATGGAGTTGAAGATTTTCGATTTATAAGCAAAACCGATTTGAATCTCAAAATTAAACAAAATAAAAACAGTCAAATTATAATAAGTCAAGAAGAAGACGGACAACTATTTTATTTTGCAGATGAAGATATTTTTCAAACATTGGATAAAGGCACGGGCACATTTACAACCATTGATAATTATCGTGCAAGATTAGGCAGAGAACAGATTAAATTCCAATATATTCATGCAGCTGATCCTAATTCAAGAATCGATCCTAGTGCTAGTAATATAATTGATATGTATGTTCTCACCAAAACATATGATACTCAATTCAGACAATGGTTAGACGGTACAATAACAAATCCTCCATTTCCACCTAGTAGTGATAATTTGTTTACAAGTTACGGATCACAATTGAATCAAATAAAATCTTTAAGTGATGAGATCATTTATCATCCTGTTAAATATAAGACATTATTTGGTTCAAAAGCTGACACTGACTTGCAAGCATTATTTAAAATTGTAAAAAATCCTGATTTGGTTCTAAATGACAATGATGTGAAATCTCGTGTTATTTCTGCAATAAATGAATTCTTTGCATTGGAAAATTGGGATTTTGGAGATAAATTCTACTTTAGTGAATTAAGCAGTTATGTGATGAATGAGCTGTCACCTGATCTGGTTACATTTGTAATAGTGCCAACACAAGAATCACAAAGCTTTGGTAGTTTGTTCGAAATTAAATCAGAATCAGATGAAATTTTTATCAGCGGAGCCACAGTAGATGATGTAGAAATAATTGATGCAATCACTGCTACAAGATTAAAATCGTCTGGTACTGTGGTGACAACAAGCACCACATCAAATGTAGGCATACAGAGTTCGTAAAAAAGGGTAAACTTAATGGCATATGAAAACGATCAAAATGAATTTCCTTTACCAGCAAATGGTGATAGTAATCGTCGTTCAGAAAAGCATCTACCTAGATATTTTAGGACTCAGGTAAACAGCAAATTTCTATCTAGCACATTTGATCAACTAATACAACCTGGTGTAGCAGAAAAGATCAATTCATATATCGGCAGAGAAGTAGCTAAAGCTTATCAACAAGATGATACCTACCTAACTGATGTAAGCATTGATAGAAAAAATTATCAGTTAGAACCTGCTTCTGTAATTACAGATGAATTAGGTAATGTAGAATTTTACAAAGATTATAATGATTATATAAACCAAATTAAAAACTTTAATGGTAATACTGTAGACCACAGTAGGTTAAATGAGCAAGAATATTATGCATGGAACCCGCACATTGATTGGGACAAATTTACTAATTTCCGAGAGTATTATTGGTTGCCTAACGGGCCTCAAACTGTTAACATCGTAGGTCAGAACACAGACATAGTCAGTACATATACTGTGAGATTGTCAGATAATTTAGATAATTACGGATATGTTTTTACGCCAGACGGTCTAACACAAAATCCTACCTTAAAACTATATAGAGGAGTGAAATATCGTTTTGATATCAACACGCCTGGCTTACCTATCACTTTCAAAACAAAAAGAACACTAGACGAAGATTTCTTGATCGATGAAGGCATATCAATTCAGTCTGTAGAAAACGGTGTTATAGAAATAGAATTTTCGTCAGAAGTTCCTAATAATATCTATTATGTGGCAGAAAACGACATAAATGCATCTGGATTAATCAAAGTAGCCAACATAGAAGAAGCTAGTTTTATAGATGTAGAATCAGAAATTATTGGCAAAAAAACCTATACATCCAGCACCGGAGTTGCCTTATCTAATGGAATGAAGATTAAATTCCAAGGAGAAGTTGTGCCAGCAATATATCAGAACACTGAATGGTATGTTGAAGGTGTAGGTGATAAGATACAATTAATTAACGAAAGTTCTCTAAATGTCGCCAGCGTTTTTGCAAGCACTTTACCTATTGAATTCGATACAGAAGGTTTTGATAGATCTCCATTTGATGAAGCAATTGGGTTTCCTGCCGCAAAGGATTATTTTGTTATAAACAGAGCTTCAAAAGATGGTAATTTGTGGAGTAGATATAACAGGTGGTTTCATAGAAGTGTAATAGAAAAAAGTGCAGAAATTAACAATCAGCAGATCAGTATTGATCAAAGCCAAAGAGCAAAAAGACCAATCATAGAATTTGATGCTGGGCTTAAACTTGCCAATTTTGGAACATTTGCCAAGACTGATGTAGATCTTGTAGATAATTTTACAATTGACATATTTTCCACTATAGAAGGCTCAGCTGGATATAACATTGACGGAGTGGACATTACTGATGGAATGCGGATTTTGTTCACTGCAGATACAGATATATTGGTAAGAAATAGGATATTTGAAGTTCAGTTTATTACCTTTGCAAGCGGTTCGATTGATAATAGACAAATAACATTAGTTGATGTGACTGACACACACCCTGTTGAAAATGAAACTGTATTAGTCAGACAAGGAAATACTTTTGGCGGCACGATACTCCATTATAATGACAACAAATGGATTTTGTCACAGTCTAAGGTAAGTGTAAATCAAGCACCGTTATTTGATGTTTTTGATGAAAACGGAAACAGCTATCTTGATTCTAGTTTTTATCAAGCTTCTACTTTTACTGGTACAAAAGTTTTTAGTTATAAACAAGGTGTAGGGCCTGTAGATTCAGAATTAGGAATACCTTTAAGTTACAGAACAATAGAAAATGTAGGAGACATTACTTTTTCCTTTGATTTGTTGCAAGATTCTTTCAGTTATCAGATTGAAAATGAATCATTTACCAAAGGAACAAACATAGGGTTTGTGAGAACATATTCTAATATTGACAATTTTGATACAAAAAGTGCTTGGATAAAAGCAGAAGATCTAAGCAGTCAGCCTGTAATAAGGCAATATGTGTTTGACAATACTTTTACTTCATTTGACATAGATGTTTATGACAATAGTGCTGAAATTAACGACCTATGGATAAAAGTTTATGTAAACAACGAGTTAAAATTCCAAGACATAGATTATACTATACAAACTACACCTAATAACAATAGCACAATATCTTTTACTAATGATTTGAACATAGGCGACATAATTGTTATAAAAACAAAAAGTTCTGCACCTAAAAACAACAACGGATATTATGAAATAGCAAGCAATTTAGAAAAAAATCCACTGAATAACGATCTTAATGAATTTACATTAGGAGAAGTGAATGATCATGTATCTAGTATTGTTGAAGAGACAGATAGCTTTAACGGGTTATTTCCTGGTGTTAGTAATTTACGAGATGCCGGGCCTATAAGCAAATACGGTAAGAAATTTATCAAGCACAGTTCTCCTTTAAATTTAGCTTTATATCATATGGTTGATAAAGAAGCAAATATTGTAAAGTCTTTGAGATATGCTCGCAGAGAATACGGAAAGTTCAAAAGATTATTTCTGCAGACAGCAAACGAACTTGGATATGATGGCCCGGTAAAGGAGCATGTAGATAGAATTCTACAAGAAATTGTGAAAGACAAAACTGATTCAATGCCTTTTTATTTTTCCGATATGATTCCACTTGGTGCATCTAAAAGAATCACAATTGAAATTGAAGATGCAGACAGTCAGAATTTCTTTGGACTAAGTGAGATATTTGATTTAAGCATTCCAAGTAGGAAAGCAGTTCAGGTCTATCTTAATGGAGTACAGTTAACACATCAAAAAGATTATACATTTAACAGTGACGGATTCGTTGTGTTAACCGCATCCAAACAAATAGGTGATATAGTAGACATATATGAATATGAAACAACAAATGGAAGTTATGTACCACCTACTCCGACAAAATTAGGACTGTATCCTAAATACGAACCCGTTTTATACAATGACAATACCTATTTAGAATCAACAAATGTAATACAAGGACATGATGGAAGCATAATCATAGCATACAATGATTTCAGAGATGAATTATTGCTAGAGCTAGAGCGCAGAATCTATAACAATATAAAGATAGATTACGACGTTAATTACATTGATATCCACGAGTTTAGAAACGGAGAGTATCGTAATAGTGGATTTAATAACACCGAAATCAACAATGCAATTTTAGCAGATTTTGTTCAATGGACACAATTGATTGAAGAGGATTACGCTGAAAACAACTCATTTGAAAGATCTAATTCTTTTACTTGGAACTATAGTTCTATGACTGACAGCCAAGGACAATCTTTGCCAGGCTTTTGGCGAGCAGTATACAAACATGCATATGACACAGATCGTCCACACACACATCCTTGGGAAATGCTAGGCTTTTCAATAAAGCCGACTTGGTGGGACAGTCAATATGGACCTGCTCCGTATACCAGCGATAATTTGTTGCTATGGGAAGACTTAGAAAAGGGTGTAATTAGAAATCCAGGGCAAAGATTTTTGCTAGATAAAAAATATCAAAGACCTGGTCTTACTTCTCATCTTCCAGTAGACAATCAAGGAAATCTTTTAAGTCCAGCCGCATCTGGATATGCAAAAAATTATATCACAACCAATATTGATAACAGCTTTGAATTTGGAGATGAATCGCCTGTAGAAACTGCTTGGAGAAGAAGTTCAGAATATCCATTTGCTTTTATTACAGCATGGGCATTGACTCAGCCTAGTAAATTGTTTGGTGCAGGATTTGATAGATTTAGACAGGTAAGGAATATTGCCGGAGAGCTAATTTATACTCCTACACAAACTCATATTAGGTTAGAAGATTTAATTTTTCCAAACACAGAAAATGAGTCGGAACAGAGATTTACAAGTGGATTGGTAAATTACATCGCTGGTTATATGACAGCAAACATCACAACTCCTTTTGAAAACTATCAAGATAAAATTAAAAAAATAGGCAATCAAATTGGTTTTAAACTTGGCGGGTTTACAGATAAGAGTAAATTTAATCTTATTTTAGACAGCAGGACTCCACTAAATCAGGGTAATGTTTTCGTCCCTGAAGAAAACTATAAAGTATTTCTGAACACTAGCACTCCTATAGATACTATAAACTATAGTGGAGTAATAATAGAAAAACAACCAGGCGGCTATGTGGTTAGAGGATATGATCAAGAACAGCCCGTTTTTAAAGTTTATCCTACAATAGCTTTAGAAAATGACCCTGTGATAACTGTAGGAGGCATATCAGAATCTTTTGTTACTTGGGATAGCAATAAAACCTACACCATTGGACAAAATGTAGAATATGAAGGATCTTATTACAGAGTAGCAGAACAGCATACAAGCAGTCCTAGTTTTGATATAGACAAGTTTTCTAAATTACCCTCACTACCTCTCATAGGTGGTAGAAGTGCAGTGTTTAGAAGGAAGTTTTTTGAAAACAAAGTATCAGAAATTCCTTATGGCACTTTGTTTCGCACTGTACAGGATGTTGTAGATTTTTTACTAGGTTATGAGCGATATCTTGAAACATCTGGATTTATATTTGACTACTTTGACGAAGAAGATGAAACAGTAAACGATTGGAAGAAATCAGCCAAAGAGTTTATGTTTTGGACTACGCAAAATTGGGCTGCTGGATCGGTAATAAGTTTAAGTCCTGGTGCCAAACAAATTAAATTAGTTTCAGAATATTCAACAGTTGACAATATATTTGATAGTTTCTATGGTTATACATTATACAAAGCTGACGGTAAAAAATTAGTAGAAGAATTTTCGAGTCTGAGTAGACAAAATCCAAACGAATTCATTTTGAAACCAAAAAACACAGCAGATGGCATCTATGCAATAAAACTGCCTTTAGTTCAAAAAGAACATGTGGTGCTGTTAGATAATAGAACTGTTTTTGGAGATATTATATATGATCTAGAACCAGGATATAGACAAGAACGAATAAGAGCTTTAGGTTATAGAACGGCTGACTGGGACGGCAGTTTGAACATTCCTGGTTTTATATACGATGATGCACCTGTAACTGAATGGGAACCCTGGAAAGACTATGCAATCGGGGATCTTGTTAAGCACAAAGAATTTTACTATGCTGCAGATAATAAAATAGCAGGAAAAGAATCTTTTGACAGTTCAGAGTGGAATAGATTACCAAAAGAACCAGCGCCTGTCCTGTTAACCAATTTCGATTATAAAATTAATCAGTTTGCAGATTTTTATGATCTAGACAGTGATAATTTTGATATCGAACAGCAAAGATTTGCACAACACTTAATAGGATATCAAAATAGAAACTATCTCGCAAATATTATTAATGACGATGTTAGTCAATATAAGTTTTATCAAGGTTTCATTCAGGACAAAGGAACAAAAAACTCTTTAACAAAGCTATTCGATGTGTTAGGTAACACAAACAAAGACAGTCTAGAATTTTACGAAGAGTGGGCAATAAAATCAGGTCAATATGGTGCGGCAGATGGATTTGACGAAGTAGAATTTTTACTAGATGAAGAAAAATTTAGGCTTACTCCGCAACCTATTGAATTAGTGCAAACAGTTTCTGGCGAAGAAACTGACTTAATTTATAGGATAAGACCTTTCGAAGTATATCAAAAACCAGAAAACTATAATCACGCTCCGTTCCCTACTGTTTATATTAACGACGGGTACACAAAAAATAGTGGATATGTGAACCCGGAAGATGTTCAACATGTTGTATCTGATTATGATGCTATATTGAATATAAATTTTAAAGATTGTAAAAATAATGATTATGTTTGGGTAGGAAATGAAAAATTATCCTGGAATGTTTACAAACATTCTCGCACAAACCTCAATATTGAAAGCTTAATTCAAGGCGAATCGGAATTTACCATTGTTTTAGATTCTACACCTAGAGATATACAAGTCGGAGAAATACTAGGTGTGTATGATCTAATTACTACAGAAATTACACCAGAAGACAGCACATATCAATCGATTACCCAGACTACAGCGGCTATAGGTAATTTTTACAAGGTGAAAGATGTAATTGTAAACAAAATCATCTTAGAAACAAACGAACCAATCGACGATATAGAAAAATGTAAAGGCAAAATTAGTAGATTCATAAGTGCAAGAAAAGCCGATTTATCAACTGCAAATAGTTATGCTGAAAGTGGTTTAGAAAACAATGACATTATATGGATCGACGATGCAGGTAACAATCAATGGACAGTGTTACAGAAAAATAGCGGATTCAACGAACTAGAAACAATATCAAATCATGAGGGTGACAGCACTGACCATGATTATGCACAAACCGTATCGGCAAATAATTCTAACACAGTTATTGCTGTAGGAGCTCCAAATAACCAAAACGGAAAGGTATACATTTATTACAGAGGAAGTAATTCGTCAAACTGGAAACTTACACAAACACTGGAACCAAGTGAGGTAGCTGATCCTGGCCAAAGATACGGCGAATCTGTATCAATTTCACCAGATGGTAAGTATCTGGTTGTAGGATCTCCTGACGCATCTAATGTGAAAACAAATTACAAGCAAAACTATGTAACCACAAATGATTACGCCGCAGGAGATATTGTAAAATTTCAAGAAGTTCTCTGGCAAGCCGTGGTAGATGTTGAAGGAGCAGAGTCTAATATTCAATTTGGAAGTTTTGACGGAGTAGCACAATCTATAGAACGGTTGAATATTGGCACATCGTCGTCGCAAAAAGTTAACACTATTCTTACAGGAAATTATCCATTTACTAATCAAACAACTGACCATTTAATAATACGAGCACCAGAAGATATGTATGAAGGATCTGCCATCGGCGATCAAATTAAGTTAAAATGGAATCTCTTGACTTTTGCAAATCAAGACCAAACAGAAATCGAGGCAAGACAACCGTTTGACAACGAAATCGCTGGAATTAATGGTGCATTTTTGACAGACAAACACGAAATAAGATTCAAAATTGATGCAATTTTATATATCGATGCTTCTACAAATGTTCCAAATATAGGAGATAGAGTAGAGGTAGAAAACGCTTTTGGCACAGTTGAATATACCTACCTTGAAGGTGCAAGATTAACAATTTATCTAAAAGATGTAAATGGACAATTCCCTGTAGCAGATAGTTTGTTTACTTCTGAAGGAGACTTTGTAGGCGAATATGAAAGAGCTGCTCCTGCAGAGACAATAGATACATCAGATGTATATGGCGGATTTTGGGCTATAACTGTCCCAGACTACAATGTAAACACAAACACGGAAGATGAAGGTAGAGGCTTGGTTTATGTTGATTTTATTCCAAACAATCAAGCTGATACAAATAGATTTTATTATAACATATTAGATTTTGAAACATCGACAATTAACAGTGAAAATACAATTAACAGTTATATACAGGCACTATCCTATCAATCGCCTGCAGGAGGTGCTGGCGGCAGCACCGATGCTTTCTTATCTGATTTATTTGTAGTACGAGCACCAAAAGTTCTAACTGATAATTTAAATATAGTCAGTGAAGGAAATCAAAACAATGATGAAATTGATTTGCATATGCCATTGCTGCCGAGATTCTATGTAGATTTATCACAACCACTAGATAATAATGTAGAATATTTTGTTATTCTAAATGGAGTAAGAATAGACGATCCTTTCTTTGGAACCACATTACAGACTAATCCAAATGCTGAAACATCAACAATAATCGGCGACGGTGCAACCACAAGAATCTTCTTTGATGACTTAGGTATAGAATTTGCGCCTACTGATCTATTGCAAATACAAAGAAGTGGAACATTAGTAAATGTAGTATCTGTGAATCCATTTGGTACTGTTTTACAAGATATAAATCTTAGCTATGCTTCATTTAATCGTAGACACACTATCTACGATCTATGGGACGGTTATATAAACTTTGATTTTACCGTTTTTAACCCAGCCACTGGAGAACCATTCGAGCCTAGAGTAGGTGATACTGTTGTTGATGTAACAACAGATGCGGAAGCGGTTGTTACTTTTTATCAGAGAAACGGGTCTAATGTTACAATATTTGTAAAAGCAGTTACAGGAAATTGGAGCCTAGGAAATCAATTTGGAGATAATGCAGAAATTAAATATCTAGGAACACCTGGAGATCCCGATCCTGCGTATCGTAATGATCAAGTTATGGGTCAAACACAGTTTACAAGTCTTGGTTTTGATTCTGCAGGAATAGGCAAATTAATTGTCTTAAGCAATGTAGAAAATATACCTGTTTCAAATCAATCTGTGATTATTGATAATGAATATTGGCTCTACAGAGAAGGAAATGTTTTAGGTATACCTAGATCAGCTAGTATCCCAAGTTTAGATAACAATGACTGGCAAAGAACATTTAACATACCAGCAACAAGTACCGGCACCGTCAGCGGATTGGTAAAAGAAGGACTTTATTCAGTTTACATTGCAGAAGGCAGCGGCAGATTTAGTTTGGTTAATGATTTTTCAGTACCAGAAAAACAAAATAATTTTAGATTAGGTGCAAAAGTAAAATTACGCGAATTTAATGATTTGTATAGATTATTTGTTCAAGCCACAGGTGATCAAAATTTAACAGGTAACGACGAGGATTTCACATCTTGGGGTAGAATATATTTTGTTAATCAAGGCATTGACAATTTCAGCAATAGGTGGAATTGGGATTTTGCAAGAAACAAAAGATTTATAGGTCAGTTTGTAACATCAGTTTCTTATGTTGAAAACGATATAGTATTTCATAACGGTGAATTGTATGTAGCTACTACAAATATCGCGCCTGGATCTTTCAATGCTAATGACTGGCGACTGATACCAGATGAAGACCGCACAGAATTTGTAGGTTACATACCTAACGATACTGATTTGGTGTTAGGAGAAGATTCTAGCTCTATTTTGTCTGCCACTGAAGATTTACTCGTTTTTGCAAAAGATTTTGATACATCAGAAAACGGAGAAGTACTGGTAGTTTCTAATAATAACAGAACCAGTGCTCCTAACGAAGTTCTAATTTATAGGTCATTCAACGGCAACTACTTAAAATCTCAAGTGATCGAAGCTCCTAATAATTTTGTAGGATTTGGAGATGTGGTTAGTATAAGCTCAGATGGTACTGTTATTGCAATAGGTTTACCGTTTGACGATACTTCTAAACTAGACCAAGGACAAGTTAATATATACCAGCAAGTTGATGGTAGTTTTGTACAAACACAGACTCTAAATAGCCCTAATAATGAAAGTGCCGAAATGTTTGGCAGATACCTTGATTTTGATAATAACACTTTAATAGTCACAGGAAAAAATGCAGACAGTTCAGAAATTACTACTTTCGACACAAATACTACAATTTTTGACAATGGGTTTACAAAATATAAAAATTATGACAACGACAGCGGTGTAGTGTATGTATATGAAAGGATTAATAATACATTAGTTTATGCACAAACTTTATCTTACAATGACAATGCTGTAGATTATTTTGGTAGAAATATCACAATAAAAAATAATCATATATATGTTGGCTTGCCTAGATATCAAAGCGAATTAGGTAGACAAGGATCTTTAGTAGATTATAGTCGGAATCAAAATATTACGGTTTTGGAGCAAATAAGGAATCCTAAATTCACAGTCAATCTAGAAAAGATCAAAAAAGTAATTTTATACGATACAAAAGAAAATGAATTACTTACATATCTTGATTATATTGATCCTATCCAAGGTAAGATAGCAGGCCCTGCCGAACAAGAAATAAGTTTTAAAACCTATCTTGATCCTGCTACTTATACAATAGGCACTATAGACCTAAATGTAAACAACACTAATAGTTGGGGACCTGAGCAAGTAGGTCGAGTTTGGTGGGACTTGACGAATGCTAAATTCATTAATCCTTATCAAGGAAATGTTATTTTCAGTGCAAATAATTGGAATACTTTATTCGATTCGAACACCATAGATATTTACGAATGGGTAGAAAGTAATATTTTGCCTAATGAATGGGACGAAATATCTGATACCGAAGAAGGAATTTCTCGTGGAATAAGCGGTAAAAGCAGATATGGCAATTTAGTTTATGTTCAAAAACAGGTTTATGACGAAGTAGCTCAGAGTTTTTCCAATAAATTTTATTTTTGGGTAAAAGGCAAAACCACCGTTCCTAATGTAGAATGGAGAACTATATCTATAGATAATGTTGCAAAATTAATTTCTGATCCTGCCTCCCAAGGTTATAGGCATGTGAATTTTATAAATGAAAACAGTTTTGTTTTACATAATTGTGATAATTTTATAAAAAACAAAGATGTATCACTAAGCGTACAATATTGGACAATAGACGATCAAGAAAATAATATTCATAACCAGTACCAAATTGTCACTGAAGGTTTAGCAACCAGCATACCTAAGCGGGATATAGAAAGGAAATGGTTTGATAGTTTGATAGGATATGATGAGCAGTTCAGGAATGTTCCTGATCCTAACTTATCTATAAAACAAAAATATGGAATACTGAACAGACCTAGACAAAGTTGGTTTGTAAATAGATTTGAAGCACTAAAACAAGTTATTGAAAGAGTTAACACTGTATTACTGCAAAATTTAATTATCGACGACAAAGATATATCTCCTTTATTGGAAAGCGACCCTCCTCCGTCTAGTCTTACCAATCTCTATGATACAACTGTAGATACAGTAGCAGATTTAGATTTTGTAGGCGTTGCAAGGGCGCAAAGGGCTGTTCTAACTCCTGTGATAGAAAACGGAAAAGTTACAAGAGTTATAATTGAAAATGCAGGAAGGGGTTATTTAGTTCCTCCTACAGTTACCATAGCGGGTCAAGGATCTGATGCAGTTATTGAAACAACAATAGATTCTTTGGGTAAAATTGATAGTATTACAATTCTAAATCAAGGATTTAATTATGACAGCAATACAGTGTTATCGGTAAGAAGATTTACTGCTTTAGTAACCAACGACGAAACTATACAAGGTAAATGGGCTCTATATGAAAGAAACAGCGATACTAGGGAGTGGTTAAGGATTGAAAGTCAGTCTTATAGTGTGCCTTTATATTGGGAATACGCAGATTGGTATGCTAAAGGATTGAGTGAATTTACAAATATTGATTATCTAATCGAAGAAAGTTTCCAATTGCAAAGCCTCGAAGATAATATAGGTGATATTGTAAAAATTTCTAATATAGGCACAGGAGGATGGCTGTTATTGGAAAAAATCGATAATCAAAACACTCCTGATTATACCGTAAACTATAAGACTGTAGGTAGGCAAAACGGTACCATTCAATTTAAAGATAGTCTGTTTGATAACAAAGTAAGTCTGGTTGGGTTCGACAGTATAAGTTACGATACAAAATTCTTTGATGCTCAACCCACTATAGAAACTCGTAAAATTCTCAATGCAATAAAAAACAATTTATTAATTGATGAACTGTCCATTGAATACAATGCTTTATTTTTTGCAAGCATAAGATATGTTTTCGCTGAGCAAGGATATGTCGATTGGGCATTTAAAACAAGTTTTGTAAAAGCAAAACATAATGTCGGTGATTTAAGAGAAGATATTACATTTAATAACGATAATTTGCCTAGCTACGAGCAATACTTAAATGAAGTAAAACCATATAAGACAAAATTAAGAGAATATTTAAGCAGTTACGAAAAAATAGATAACACACAATCTGTTACCACCGACTTTGATTTGTCGCCGACTTATAATGAAGATTTAAAACAGATCTTACCGCAAATCGTCAGAGTAGAAAATAATAATATCATAGGAACCAATGCTGATTTCGAAACATATCCAAATAGACATTGGCTTGAAAATGTTGGATACGAAGTAACAAGTATTGAAATAGCAGACGGGGGATCGGGGTATACATTCCCGCCCGTGATAACGCTCGAAGGCGGCGGCGGTTCAGGCGCAGAAGCAAGAGCATTATTAGGCAACAATGGAGTTATTACCAGTGTTGTAGTCACAAATAGTGGACAAGGTTATATAAGTGCCCCTAGTGTACAAATTGAAGGCACCCAAACTGAAGACGGCACTCCTGCAAGATTGTCTGTGGTAATCGGTAATGGTCTTGTAAGAAGCATGCATACTGCTCTGAAATTTGACAGAGTCAGCGGAATTTTTCAAATTACAAAACTTGCAGAAACTGAAACTTTCACAGGATCAGGTTCCCAATATATATTTCAACTCACATGGCCAATGGACCTACGGAACACAACGATAGAAGTGGTTGTTGACGGAAATCTTGCTTTGAGTAGTGAATATCGATACTATAATAAGAAAGATACAAGCAAAGGATATGACAGAAACTTTGGCACAATAGAATTTACTAATCCGCCTCGATCTGATGCGAATATTTCAATTAGTTACAGGAAATCTATTGACCTGTTGTCCGCACAAGATAGAATAAATTTGTTTTATGATCCTGCAACAGGGCAGTATGGTAAAGATCTTAGCCAATTAATGGATGGAATTGATTATGGCGGTGTTGAAGTAAAAAGCTTTGAATTTAGTGGAATATCTGGATGGGACACAGACGATTGGTACAATGGTATATGGGATACTTACGATACCACATTTGATGACGAAATTTTTGAGCTTGATGGTTCGACACTTGCATTAGATCTTGCTCAGCCGTTAGCACTAGGAGTGACCTATAACATCTATAAAAATAATGTGCGAATAGACGATCCGTTGTTCGGAACAGGAAACGAAACTAATCCTAATGCTCAGATTCCTAGCTTTGTAGGCGACGGACAGGTACAAACTATCAATTTAGGAGATTATGATATCTCTGCAAATGCAGGTGATATTTTTGTGGTGAGAAAGATAGACAGTGACGGAAGTTTCCTACCAAGTCCAGATACATATGATACAATTGTACAAGGTGGTAACCTGGCATATTCCACAGCCACCGGTCTGAATGCAGAAGACATTAACATAGATGGCGACGGGTTCGTCACTCCAACTACTTCAAAAGGTCCAGAAGAAATTGTGCCAGGACAGTTGTTAGATACTGTGGATATTCAAGTTTACGAGCAACCAACTCAAGGTAGTAGTTTAATTACCATGCGCAACTATATTGGTAATGGAAATAACAAAACATTCAATCTAGGTACAATGCCACTCACCGAAGAATCTCTGTTTGTAAAAGTAGATTATTCTATTATATCCAAAAACGATTATGTTATCGATTACGACAATAATACTGTTACTTTTGATACTGCTCCGGCGAATGATACTAGAATTACTATATTGATTCTAGGAACATCAGGAAACCGTGTTTTGGATATAGATTCATTCATAGGTGACGGGTCTACAAATGACTTTTTAACAAATGTAAGGTGGAGAGAAGACATAAATTATTTTGCAACTGCAAACGGAAAATCACTTCCTAGCATATTAGTTGAATCGGATGATGCTTTTGAAGTATCTGGAAATGTCGTAATAAGATTTGCTGAACCGCCTGCAGAAGATGCAGAGATAAATTTTGCAATATTCGAAGGAGATCAACAAAGTTATAGCACAGTAGTAATTGATGAATTTGAAGCAGACGGCAGTACAACTGCTTTTGACTTAAGCCAACCTCTGTTTGGAAGCAGTCCTGGAAACTTTTATACCATAGTAAAAGTAAACGATAAAGTATTAAATGCAGGGTACAATGAGATATTTGAAGTGTCTTCTCTGAGAGAATACCAACTTAAATTATATCAAATACCTACTGGCACTGTAAACGCAGGGGAAGTAGAAGTATATTTGAACAACGAAAAACTTAATTTCTTACAAGATTGGAGTTTTGAAGGCGCAGGAGCATTTGATCCTTCGGTGTCACTAGACACTCAGGCAGGGAGCACAATTATTCTCAGCGAGAATATAGGATTAATCGGCGACAAATTGAGAGTTTTTATAATAAGCAATGGCGAATATCGATTTGGGTATTTTGAAGATTCTACAACTGACGATTATGAATCATTTGTGTCTACTCCTGGTACTTTGCATCTTGACGATCCTTACAACCACGGTGATAATATAACAGTTTATCAATTTAGTAATGACATACCTCAAGGAATAGATAGACAAAACTACGACATAATAGAAAGGACACCGTTAACATTCCAATCAGAAGATTATTACGAATTACGACAACTTCGTACAGGATTGATACCACTTCGCAGTGAAACTTTAGATGCACAGTATGTGTGGGTTGTTAAAAATGGAAGTTTACTCAATCCGAGTGTTGATTATGATGTCACAGAAAACCGTAGATATGTGAAACTTGTAGACCAATTGAACGAAAATGATGTTATTGAAACAATACATTTTGCAAATGTTCAGCTAAAAAACAAGTTTGGATGGCGTCAATTTAAAGATATGTTAAATAGAACTGCTTATTATAGGATTGACAATACCACAGAAAATATTTTAACAAAGGAACTCCGTTGGTACGATAGAACTATAATACTAGATCGCGCAGATAACTTACCTAATCCAACCAGTACACTGCCAGGAGTAGTTTTTATTAATGGAGAAAGAATAGAATACTTTGTTAAAGATGGAAATGAATTAAAACAATTGAGACGCGGCACTTTAGGCACAGGAGTACCAGAAGTTCACCAAGTGGGTTCAGATGTACAGGATCAAAGCAGAAATACTATAATGCCTTACAGAGACGAAACAGTAACACTTATTTTTGATGGCGACGAAACAACTAATACATTCGAACTTGATTTTATTCCTTTGAGAGTAGACGAATTTGAAGTTTTTGTAGCTGGACGCAGGCTCAGAAAAAATATGATCGATTCTTATCAATTTGAATATACTCAAAACGGGGAAGTGGTATCAGCAATTGCACAAGATTCTCCAGAGGGTGATGTGGTTCTTCCACCTGAATATACGGTGGAAAATAATATTCTTACATTGTTAGAGTCCCCAGGTGTAAATCAAAAAGTAATGGTTGTGCGCAAAATTGGAAAACTGTGGACAGATCCTGGAACACCTCTTAGCGACGCAGACACAGACATTGGAAGATTTTTAAGAGCAAAAACAGTTGAATTACCTCGATAAATACATTAGCAGGAAAACAAAATGACAGATAGATTTAATGACATGAACGGCGTTTTATTACAAGGACACATTAAAATACATGATCCCAATTCTGGTGAAGTTTTAATAGATAAAAGAAACGCAATTCATTATGAAAATATGAGTATTAGCCTTGCAGAAAGTCTAGGTAATGGAGGCCAAGGTTGGATCTATGAAATGGCGCTAGGAAATGGTGGAACTTCTGTTGATCCAACCGGCATCATAACCTATCTTACCCCGAATTCAACCGGAACAAATGCTAGTTTGTATAATCAAACTTTTTCTAAAGTTGTTGATGATAGATCTGTTAACAATGTAGACCCTGTTAGAAACAAAATAGAAACTCGACATGTAAGTGGTACAAATTACACAGATATATTAGTGACATGCTTGTTAGATTATGGTGAACCAGCAGGTCAAGATGCATTTGACAATGCCACTGATATTGATAGTTTATATGTTTTTGATGAACTAGGATTAAGATCTTACAGCGATGCTGGCACAGGTAGATTGTTAACACATGTTGTTTTTCATCCTGTGCAAAAATCGCTGAACAGATTAATACAAATTGATTATACTGTTAGGGTACAAAGTTTAACAGGTTTTAATGAGGGGTAATTGAATGGCATACGAAATATCATATACTGATCGAGCCAATAAAGGCACAATTACCATTGAAGATGGAGTTCTTAATCAGGAAACCAGTTTAAATATTCCAGGAAGAAATACAACCGCCTACGGAACAGCCATCGGCGAAAATTTTTTACATCTGTTAGAAAGTTTTGCAAATAACACAGAACCTGATCGTCCAGTAGAAGGACAACTTTGGTACGATACATCCCTAGGTGCGGAACAATTAAAAGTCTATGATGGCACTAATTGGGTACCTGCCGGCGGGATTATACGAGCAACAACAGAACCTGATGCAGTAAATAGTCAAATTGGGGATCTTTGGGCAGATACCGATAACCAACAACTATACTTATTCACAGGATCAGGATGGATTCTAGTAGGTCCCCAATTCAGTGCGGGATTAGCAACAGGAGCAACGCCTACTAACATAATAGGCACTGACAATAATGAATACACTGCAATTATTGTTGAAGTATCGGCACAACCAGTTGCAATAATATCTAGCCAAACATTTACTCCTAAAACTACCATTCCGGGATTTACAACGATTAATCCAGGCATAAATTTGTCCACACGAAATATTTCAGGCGACGGCGAACCGAAATACTATGGAACTGCACAAAAGGCAGAAAGCTTGATTGTAGCGGGCGAAACTGTCGATGCAGGTCAGTTTGTGAGAAAAGATGTTACAGGAACAACCTTATTTCCAATCAATATACAAAACAACCAAGGAATAAACTACGGTGTAAATGCAGAACTTAATATAGGTGTAGAAGGAACAGCTGGCATTATTCAGCATCAAATTGAAGGGTCTAATATTGATATTCGAGTACGCAATTCGGGTACAACACAAACTGTAATGCGAGTAGACTCTAGCCTAAGAGTAGGAATTAACAATGAAGCACCTGACGAAGCTTTAGATGTTACAGGTAATGTGCAAACTAGCGGAAAAATACTCCTTAATGACACTACCGAAAGTAATACATTTGGTACAGGTAGTCTAATAGTCAAAGGCGGAGTAGGTATTGCTAAAAATTTAAATGTTGCAGGTGATGTTCAATTCACTAATTTAACAACTACACAGAACATTGTGCCTGACACAAACAACACCCGCAGTTTAGGCACTGCATCTGCAAAATGGCGGGAAGTAAATGCTACAACTTTCAAAGGAAATTTAGAAGGTAATGTAAGCGGCACGATTACAGGCAGAGCGGGTTCTGCTGATAAAATTACATCGGCAACTACTTTTAGAATGACAGGAGATGTTATCGCAGATGACTTTATCTTCGACGGACAAACCGGCGGAAGCACCAAGACTTTCACGACCACAATAAGTAACCAAATAATTGCAGCTAAAGATCCTGTTCTAAGTTCTCAAGTAGATGACGAAATTTTATTAAACAGGGTTTCAGGAAATACCGGATTATTTAAAATCAGTAGAAGAAATTTTTTGTCCGCGGTACCTACAAATCCACCCGGAGTAATATTGCCTTTTGGAGGTAACGCAGCTCCTTCTGGATGGCTACTTTGCGATGGTAGCCAGTACAGGATTGCAGATTATCAAGCTCTATTTGATATAATTGGATATAATTTTGGTGGGCGGTCTTCGTTGCCAACTGGCGTGTTTAAAGTACCAGATTTAAGAGGCAGGATGCCATTAGGAGCAGATAATATGGGAGGCACCAGTGCTAATACAAACACTGCACCTTCTGCAGATGTAATTGGCGCTACTGATGGATCAGAAACAAATAACATTCTTGTTGAGAATTTGCCAGAGCACAAACATAATCTAAGAGGCGACAGCGGAGATCAGTATTATGCAATTCGTGATGTAAGTGGTACACCTAATGACGATGAAGCAATTGTTTATGATGCGCCTACAGCCACAGGAAATGGACAAGCTTTATCAGACAGCGGCGGCGTTATTACCGGCATAGGAGAAACACTTGGAACTCCTTTAAACATAATGAATCCAACAGTGACTTTAAATTATATAATTTATACAGGTAGGAGTTCTTAATGACTTATAGACTAAACAAAACCAATGGAGATCTATTGGTAGATCTAGTAGACGGGCAAATTGATAATTCTACCACGGACATAACCCTTGTAGGCAGAAATTATAAAGGTTTTGGTGAGTTTATTAATGAAAATTACATCAAACTACTAGAAAACTTTTCTAGTACAAGTGCTCCTAGTAATCCACTAGCAGGACAATTATGGTGGGACACCAGTGATCAACGATTAAAAATATACGATGGAGCGACATTCAAAGCCGCAGGCGGCCCTATAGTTAGCAATCAACAACCCCAAATGGTCGCAGGTGACTTATGGATAGATAACGAAAATAATAAACTGTATTTCTTTGACGGCACTGACTTGGTTTTAGTAGGCCCGGAATATAATGCTGCGCAAGGTAAGACAGGTTTTGAAGTAATTTCAGCAATTGATTCTACAAGTGTTGATCGAACATTATTAATGCTCTACATAGGTGGAACGCTACAAGGAATTTTTGCAAATGCAACTTTTTATTTGCAACCACAGACTATTCCAGGATATCCTGCAGATCCAAATGATACAGCGAGTCCAAACAGGCAATTGATACAGGAAGGTTTTAATCCTGTCAGTGCATCTGATTTTAATTTTAGAGGAATATCAGATTCCGCTAGAGCATTAGTTGACGATGCAGGTTTAGAAAAAACAGCAGCTAATTTTATTCCATCTGATGCAAATGGTTTTACTACCGGCAGTCTCAAGGTACAAAATAGTGCAGGTCTAAGTGTCGGAGTAGGCGACACTGAATATGTTATATTAAAAGTAATTGGAAATACTAGCATTTTAGAAAATCAAATTTCTGAATCTGACATGCAATTTAGAGTACGACTAGGTAACACCTTTTATCCTAGCATGTATGTAGATACTAGTGAATTAAAATTAGGAATATGGAATACTACTCCGTCTGCGGAATTAGATGTTACAGGTGCAGGCAAGTTCAGCGGCGATTTAACTGTAGGCGGTAACTTGCTGGTACAAGGTAATGCAACATATTTGAATGTTTCGACTTTAACAGTACAAGATAAAAATATAGAACTAGGACTTTTAGATGACAGCACAGAAGGAAATGATGCCGCTATAGACGGAGCAGGAATAATAGTAAGGTCTACTGACGGAAGTAAAGATTTTACCTGGGAGCAAACTACCGGTAATTGGACATCAAATCAAAACATTGATATATTGAGCGGCAGATCTTATAGAATATCCGACAACTTAGTTTTAGATTCTACAACACTAGGCCCAACTGTTACCAACAGTAGTTTAACTAGTTTGGGAGTTCTAACAGATTTAACAGTTGATGACCTATATATCGACGGAGCATCAATAGAAAGAATAAACGGCACCGGAATAAACATTGTAGCAAAAGGTGATATTTTAGTTGACAGTCAAAAAATTAACGGTGTAGTTACTCCCGATAGAGGAACAAGGCAGGGAGACTTTACATACAGTGGTGGCGATTCTGGTAATTATATTACAACCAAGTCATATGTTGACACTGCTTTAGAAAACGAGCCAATTGTTATGGCTTTAGACACAACAGGGTTAAGTGTTCCTAGCGCCGGCAATCCGTACACTGATGTTGCAGGTATTTTAGAATCTTTATATCCTGCAATAGCTAAAGCAGGTTCCGTTGCAAAAGTACATTGTACATCTTATGCCGGCGCTACTGTTTCAGGTATTGATGTCCAATCCGCAATGACTAAAAGTTATATAAGTGTTGATAAAGACAACAATTTATCTAGTGAATCAGTTGTTCAAGATGTAAATTTTGCATCTGCTAGTGGTTCGGCGTCATTATCGCCAACTAGATCACTTATGACATTTACTTCAAATGGCGGCTCCTGGGTTTGGCAAAACACAGTATGAGCACATATACGATAAATATAATATATTAGAGGGGTTCGCAAATGGCGTATACTATTGATAGATACAATAACACACTGTTAACGGTTGTAGAAGACGGAACAATCGATCAAACTACCGATCTAAAACTAGTAGGAAAAAACTATGCTGGATACGGTGAAATTCAGAATGAAAATTTTGTATTTTTGTTAGAGAACTTTAATGGTGCTAATCCACCTCCTAAGGCAGTAAGCGGTCAAGTTTGGTTTGATAGTGGTACTAAAAAATTAAAATTCTATGACGGTAGTAAATTCCGTACAACAGGGGGTGCAGAAGTCAGTGATTCTATACCTAGCGGACTTACAGAAGGCGATTTTTGGTGGGATACTGCAAACGAGCAACTATATGCCTATAATGGTACAGATTTTATTCTTGTAGGACCGCAAGATGCAGGAGATGGTGTTACACAGATGCAATCCCGCACTGTCCGCGACACTCAAGGCACAACAAGATCTGTAATTGTTTCTCTTGTTAACGATGAAATTATACATGTAATAAGCTCTCAGCAGTTTACAATAGATAGTTCTGATGCAGAAAACGCTATTCCTGGGTTTGATGTAATAAGACAAGGTTTAACACTTAAGAATACAATTAACTCTACAGGCGGCGCAACTAGCACGAATCATCGTTTTTGGGGCACAGCGTCTAATGCGGATAAATTAGGCGGCATCAGCGCATCTAACTATGTGCAGTCAGGAAATGCAAGTTTTGCATCTTTAGTAAGTTTTGCTGACGCTGGAATAGCAGTCGGCGATTCGAACGATCTAAAAATCAAAATAGAAAACGATAATCAAGCAGTTATAGCAAATGAAGTAGGCACTTTGATAAGTTTTAGAGCAAAGGACGGCCTTGGCAACATAAAAAATTCGCTGAGAATTGAAGCAAACAGTGTAATTCCGGGATTGCAAGCAGACGGTGTAACTACAGAAGTAGTAACACTAGGGTCAGCTTCTAGACAGTTTAATAATGTTTTTGCAACTACATTTACAGGCACTGCGACAACAACCAACACTTTAAAGGTATCCGGAAACGAAAGATCAGGATCAACAAGCGCGACTGCAAATACAGTAGCAGTTAGAGATTCAAATGCAGATATTTTTGCTAATTTATTCAGAGGAACAGCAACCAGTGCTAGATATGCAGATTTAGCAGAAAAATACACAACTGATCAAGAATATGTTGTTGGTACTGTTATGGCAGTATGCAGTCACAACGATCACGAAATGGAGTTAGCGAACGCATCTGATGTAGTAGCAGGTGTTATATCAGAAAATCCTGCTTATTTGATGAATGCAGAAGCAAACGGCCAACCAGTTGCACTTAAAGGACGAGTACCTGTGCGAGTGTATGGTCCAGTGGAAAAGGGTGACAAAGTTTTTGTAGAACAAGACGGTGTTGCAAGTGTATTAGGTAATGGCGACCTAGTAGGTATAGCACTAGAAACTAATTTAACTCAAGAAGAAAAATCTGTAGAATGCTTCTTAAAGGTATAAATAACTGCGTATATAACTTGAGGTTAAAAATATGAGTGTAAATTCTGGCGGTGATATCAATGCCGCAGACTACAATGGATTGCAAAGCAGAATAGCTAATATATTAGGTAATGGTTCTGGAACTTCCGGGTACGGACAAAGTCTTTCAAGTTCTCAAGTCACTGCAAATGTGTCTGATGTTACTGCTGCAAGGATGGATCAGTTAAGAATAGACATGAATAAGGCTTATGCGCATCAAGAAAACACTAATTCAACATTGGGTAATATACAAGTAGGAAATATTATTGGTGCTGATGCAAGTAATACCGGGTCTACTGCTGGTGTAGGCACAAGTAATATGACAGATTCCAACAAAGGGATGAATGATTATTTTTCTTTAATGACAACTATCGAAAATAATAAATTTAAAATTGATCCAAATCAAGCTTCTGTCGAACCTGCAATTACTAGCCAACGCACTACAGCTTGGAACGGAACTATTACCCATTCATTTACTGTTACTTTTAATAATGCTGATCATCGTAGGCATTTTTTTAATGCTGGGGGAGAAATAAGATTTACTGCAAACATTTCAGGAGGCAGCGGTTCTAAGACCAATGACTGGAGAACAATGTTATCTAATATGGGTATCATAAAATTTAATTATACCAGTACAGTTTCAACAGGCACAGGCACAGGATCTACAATTGGCAATTATGATCTGGATGGTACTTATACACAAATATTTCAAAAAACTGGTAGCGGTGTCTATGCTGAAAACGATTATATTGTTAACGCACGGGCTAATTCAACAAGTCAAATAGAGTTTGAAGTAAGATTTCAAGATGATGATACTGGAGATCAAACTGGTTCAGGTCCTCCTGTAGATGAAAATGTAAACGGAACAATAACTAGCACTATTCAGCAGTTTCGTGCAACTGGGGCAAATGTTGAAGTAGCAAGTCCTAGCTATTCAAATACCTCCACGCTCTAAATATTCTTTGACTTTCTTTTATTTTTCATATATAATATGATTAGGAGGTTCTTATGGACGAAAGACTTAAAAAAGCTCTTGATTTTTCCAACTACATGGTTACTTTAAATAATCAAAAAAGAGTATTACAGGAAACATTTTATCAAGATAGTATTTTGTATTACAAAGGTGGTCAATTCACTGTAAATAAGGAACTAATATGTTTTTGTCGAACAATGTTAGATTCAAATCAAGATCGAATAGTTATAGTAGATGATAATGACATACCTATTGAAATAGAAGATTTAGAGTCTTTTATGGAAGAAGTGTATGAAACTTACTTTTCTGCATCCAACAAATTTCTTATAGAATATAACAAACTTAAAAAAAATAGAAGCGTGGAAAAATTGATTGAACATGAGTAAGGGTATTCTAGTATTTGCTAGAAACAACAGTCAAGTTGATTATGTGAAACAAGCTTATTTTCTAGCAAAACAAGCAAAATCAATTTTAAATCTTCCAACAACTGTTGTTACAGACAGCATAGAATACCTTGTTTCTGCCTATCCAGATTATACAGAAGTATTTGATAAAATTATAAGCATTGTTTGGAAAGAAGAAGAGTTGAATGAAAACACAACTTTGAGTAAAACAGAAGAACATACCTGGAAAAATTATTTTGACGGAGTATTTTCTCAAAAAAAACTAGAGTTTAAAAATGAAACACGAACTCTAGCTTACGAATTAACTCCATATGAACAAACACTATTGCTTGACAGCGATGTAGTGTTAATAGATGATAGTTACCTATATTGTTTTGAACAAAAACAAAATTTTTTAATTTATGACACTGCTTATGATTTAGCTGGATTCAGAGATTATTCAGAATTTGATTTTGTAAGCGATACAGGTGTAAAGTTTTATTGGGCAACCTGTGTATTTTTTAGGAAAACTATTGAAAATAAAATATTTTTCGATTTATTGCAACACATACAAGAAAATTGGAGGCATTATAATTCTATCTTTCAAATAAATCGCAGTGTGTATCGCAACGATCATGCATTCAGTATAGCAATACATATTATGAATGGATATCAAGATGGTAATTTTGCAGGATCTATGCCTGGTAAATTGTTTTATACAACAGACAAAGATATATGTTGGCAAATTAAGGATGATGAAATTCTAATGTTATTAGAAAAACAAAATCATCTAGGTGAATACACTATGTGCAAATGGAAGGGTAAAACATTGCATGTGATGAACAAATTTAGTCTTAACAGATGCATAGATGAGATTATAAATGACTAAGGGATTTGTATTATTTGCTGTTGGAAAAGAATATGTAAAACAAGCATATTTGTGTGCAATGAGTATTCGTGCTACGGGAAATGAATATCCCATTAGTTTGATCACTTCAGATAGTGTTGTACCAAAATACAGTTCGATATTCGACAAAATTATAGATATACCATGGTACAAAGAAGATAACAGTAGATTTCAAATCGAGCACCGATGGAAAATCTATCATGCTAGTCCTTATGATCAAACCATAGTGCTAGATACAGATGTATTGGTCCTACAAAGTCTTGATGTCTGGTGGAAATTTTTAGATAATTATGACTTATATTATCTCGATAAAGCCTATACATATAGAAAACAGCGCATAACTACAGACTACTACCGCAAAGCATTTACAGCAAATAAATTGCCAAATATTTATAATGGAATTCATTATTTTAAAAAAAGCGAATTTGCACATAACTTTTATAAATGGTTAGAACTTATAGCAAATAATTGGGAACTATTTTACGGACAATATTGTAAAGAACATTATCCAAAAACTCCTAGCATGGATATATCGGTTGCTATTGCTAGTAAAATAATGGATTGCGATCATAAAATTACTAATAAAAATAATGAATTTCCTATGTTTATTCATATGAAACCTCATGCACAAAACTGGCATAATGTAAGTGAATCATGGCAAAATAAAGTAGGAGTTTATCTCACTGATGACTTGCAATTAAAAATAGGGAATTATCTGCAAAATACTGTGTTTCATTATACAGAAAATTCGTTTGTTACTGATAAAATTGTGCAACAATATGAAAAATTTTTAGGTAGAAATTAGTATGAATAAGATGTATGTGTGTTTTGATTATAATACAGGTGAAATTACACGAATTACAAACAAAGTAGAGCAAAATGAAAATTATGTAGAAGTCGATAGTGAGGATGTGAGGCCATTACAAACAGGCGAAGAATTAACATCCTCATACATTGTAAAATATAATTTAAAAGATAATATCTATGAATTTAAAGCCAAAGATAATTTTGAAGTTGATAGTCTAGATATAAACGACATAATTTATAAGATTCCAGAAGATACTGTTCCTGATGCTGATTTAACAATAATACAAGATTTTGAAAATACATGTTGGAAATTTTACATAGGTAAAAATTTTAAAAAAAATATTACTAATCAAGTGGTAAATCTAAATAGAAAATTACACTTTAGCATTACTGCAAAAGACGATCCTAATGTTTTATACAAAACATTTATTTTAGATTTTGCAGAAACAGTAAGACAACATTATGCGGTTTTGCCTTTTACAGAGTTGTTCGAATACGAACCAGTAGATATAAGCATCTATACAACCAAAAAATTTAATACATACCAATTTAAAAGGATTAAGGATGGCAAATAAATTTAGAGTAACAGACTGCGACATAATTTACCTTAGCTATGATGAACCTAACGCAGAAAAAAATTATTCAGATCTTTGTCAAAAGGTTCCATGGGCGAAGCGTGTACATGGTGTAAAAGGATCTGATTCAGCACACAAAGCATGTGCTGAGATATCAGAAACAGATAGATTTATAACTGTAGACGGTGACAACATTATAGATCCTGAATTTTTAAATCAAGAATTAGACTTTACTGATCATGCAGACTTAGAACATAATGTTATAAGCTGGTGTGGACGAAATGTAGTAAATAGCTTGATGTACGGAAATGGTGGCGTGAAATGTTGGCCAAAGAACTATGTGCTAAACATGCGAACGCACGAAAATGCTGATCCAAATAATCTCCATGCACAAGTAGATTTTTGTTGGGATGCAAAATATATTCAAATGAATAGTTGTTATAGCACAATTTACAATAACGCAACTCCCCAGCAAGCATGGAGAGCAGGGTTTCGTGAAGGTGTAAAACTTGTGCTAGACAGGGGCGTCAGGTTAGAAAAGACAAATTTTTTACAAAATGCACATTGGAAAAATTTACATATGTTATATGTATGGTGCATGGTAGGTGCAGATGTTGAAAACGGACTCTGGGCAATTTACGGAGCACGAAAGGGATTGTTCTTAACAATGTGTACAGATTGGGATTATGTTCAGGTAAGAGATTTTGATTATTTAAACGATTACTGGGAAAAAACTACAAAAACTATAGCAGAAAAAAATCTTATGGAAGAAATACACAAGCTAGGCGAACTTTTAAAGTGTAACTTGAATCTTTCTATAGCTAAAAATCCGTTAGACGGAGAACAAAACAAATTCTTTAAAAGTTTGTATCAAAATCCTAAAAGAAATCACAGATTAAAACAATTAATTATAGATCCAGAATGACAAACGAAGAAAGAATTAAGATACTTGAGGATAAAAGAAAAAAAATAAACAGTATTAGTACGAGTTTTTGTACGGCGAAATGGCTTCAAACTACTCTATATCTACAGAATGGGTATAATCATAGTTGTCACCATCCTGCTCCGCACAAAATTCCACTAAAAGAAATAGAAGCAGACCCTGCAGCATTACACAACAGTCAGTATAAAAAAGAACAAAGATTAAAAATGCTAACAGGAGAACGACCTAGTGAATGTAGCTATTGCTGGAAAATAGAAGATTTAGGCAAAGATTACTTTAGTGATAGGCATTACAAAACAAGCGATACATGGGCCTGGAATAGGATTGACGAAATTGCCACAAGTGATCCCGCAAAAAATGTATATCCTAGTTACTTAGAAGTATCATTTTCAAATGCATGTAACTTTGCATGTGCTTATTGTAGTCCAGAGATTAGTTCGAAATGGATGGAAGATATTAAAACGCACGGCCCGTATCCAACTAAACACGGAGCTCATCATTTAGACTATCTAGAAAAGTCAGGCAAAATGCCTTATAAGAATCGAGATCACAATCCTTATGTAGAAGCATTTTGGAAATGGTTTCCGGACGCATTGCCGCATCTTAAAGTGTTGCGAATTACGGGCGGCGAACCTACAATGAGCAAAGATACCTGGCGACTATTAGATTATCTAATTGAGAATCCGCACCCAGATTTAGATGTTGCTATCAATACCAATGCGTGTGTTGAGGAAAAATTAATTGATCGGTTGATTCAAAAAATTAGCGCACTAAAACAAGTTGGTACTAAGGTAGATGTTTATACAAGTTTAGAAAGCACAGGTAAACAGGCAGAATACGCAAGAGACGGCATGGATTTTTACCAGTGGAAAATTAATGTACATCGCTTGTTAAAAGAAACAGATACTACTGTAGCAATCATGACCACAATAAATATTTTAAGTTTACCTAGTTTTACAGATTTCTTAGAAACTGTAATGCAATACAGGAAACTTTATAATAAAGCTTTTGAAAACAATCGCATCCCTATAAGTATAAACATAATGCATTGGCCACCGCATCTGCAATGCTCATTGTTAAATCGAGAGACCAGACTACAATACGCAGATGTAATTGAATCATTCGGAAAAAGTTGGCTTAAATATTATTCGCCAGATAAGTATGCACGCATATACCTAGAGGAATTTAACCAAATACAAAGATTTTGTGATTATTTGCGCAACACAGAATCAGTTTATGATCATAGATCCGATTTTGTAAGATACATACAAGCATACGATAAAAGAAGAAATAAAAATTTTGCCGCAATTTTTCCTGAATATTGCCATTTAATCGAGGAATGGAATGCCAAAGAAATCTAACGAAAGCCTACAACAATATCAGTCTAGAGTTTTAGACAGCAAAAGCAAAAGTTTTTGCGGCGCTAAGTGGTATAACGCAACTACATGGTTAGGCAGCGGTACAACAGCAAGTTGTCATCATCCTCCTGCACACAAAATTCCCTTAGTAGAAATAGAAGAAGACTATACAGCTATTCATAATACTAAACACAAAAAAGAAATGCGGCGCATGATGCAAAACGGAGATCGTCCTAGTGAGTGCGAATATTGTTGGAAAATGGAAGATATGGGCAAAGATTCTGTGAGTGACAGAACCTTTAAAAGTATTATTTACTCTGAAGCAGAATTGCACGAAGCATACGAAACAGATCCAAATCAAAGTGTTAATCTAAAAACATTAGAAATTGCATTCGATAGAGTATGCAATCTTGCATGTAGTTATTGCAATGCTAGTTTCTCTACCACATGGGCTAAAGATATTAAACAGAACGGTCCATATCAAAATCTAGTAAGCGACGGAGCAGGTGCATTTCACCAAAATGGTGACTGGGCACAGCCGTACAACAACGATGAAGACAATCCATACATTCAAGCGTTTTGGAAATGGTGGGATAACGGACTAAACAATAGTTTAGAAGAATTACGCATCACTGGCGGCGAGCCTTTGATGAGTGGTAATACTTGGAAATTATTTGATTGGTTTAACAAACAAAATACTGATATGCGGTTTGCTATAAACACTAATCTTATTGCAAAAAAGAATATCATAGACGAACTAATTAAAAAATCAAAAAATATTAAAAACTTTCACATTTATACAAGTTGCGAAGCAGTACACGATCAAGCAGAATATATTCGTGATGGTTTAGATTATAATCTATGGTTAGAGAATGTGAAGAGAATCTTAAATGAAACAGATGCAGAATTACATGTAATGATGACTATCAATAGTTTATGTTTGTTTAGCATTACAGACTTTCTTGACCAAATATATGAATTAAAAAAAATAAAAAAAAGCAAAACTCCCACAGTAAGTTTAAACTTATTGCGTTTTCCTAGCTTTCAATCTCCACTAGTTTTGCCTAATTATATCAAAGATTATCTCCATGCTAGATTAGAATATTGGTATAGTAAAAATAAAAATAAAGAACTTTGGCAAGAACACGAACAGGCCAGTATAGAACGCTTAATGGATTATCTTGTAACTGTGGATGCTCCACATCGCAGAACAAGTAACCCTATTACTCTTTGGCGAGATTTTAAAACATTCTATAACCAGTATGATATGCGTAGGAATAAAAGCATTTATGTTTTTCCTAAGATATTGACTGATTGGATGGATAATATTCCTAATACAGATACAGAAATAAAGGAACTAGCAGAAAAAGAAGGATGGATTTTAAAACCAGATCCAGAAAATATTGACGATGCACTTTCATCCTACGATTAGCAAAAAATTTAAACATGACGATACATTTTAAAGATTCAAATAATTTTTGTGTAGCACCGTGGATGCATCTACATGTGATTAATGATGGGAGAGCATTTGCTTGCTGTCAGACTCCTTTGACTGACGAGAATAGTTTTGGCAATATTAAGCATCAAACCCTTTTCGAAGTTGTAAATAGTAACCGTGCAAAAAACATGCGCAAAGACATGCTAGAAGGTAACCCTCTTCCAAGTTCATGTGAGCGTTGTGTTGCAAAACAAAATCATAACATGAATACAATGCGTACAGGATTAAACAGCAAGTGGTTTGACGAAACAGCAGACCTCATTGCAAGTACAGCCGATGACGGAACAATACCAGAGCTACAATTAAAATATTGGGATTTTCGTTTCAGTAACTATTGCAATCTCGCTTGTACAACGTGTAGTCCGTTGTTTAGTACACAGTGGAGTAAAGATTTTAAAAAATTACATCCAGGTGCTGACAAGTACAGCGAAACACGCTTGATTGATTTAAAAGAGGCAAACAAATTTTGGGATGATATAGAATATAATCTTGATGCTATGAGCGAGATACACTTTGCAGGAGGTGAACCTTTAATTATGCCAGAGCATTGGCGTATTTTGGATCTACTTGTTGAGCGTGGAAAATTTAATGTCAATCTAAGGTACAGCACAAACGGCACAACACTTGGAACTAAGAAACAGAATGTCTTAGAGTACTGGAAGAAGTTTAAGTATGTACATCTAAGTTTAAGCATCGACGGCGCAGGCGATGCATTCGAACACATTAGGTACAAAGGCAAATGGGCATCTACACTTGAAAATCTTAAAAAGATTCGATACAGTGGAGCAGTAGACTTTTGGTATCATCCTACCGTTAGTGTGCTTAATATTTTCCGTATTACAGAACTTCACGAAGAATTGCACAAGAAAGATCTTATCCCTCTAGAAAGTGTACATCCTGAAAGAAGATTTTGTATGGAAAATTATTGGGTAGATAGATTTCATATAAATCCATTGTTTACACCGGATTATTATGCTATTACTGTAATGCCTGAAATACTAAAAGAACAAGCAGCAGAAAAATTGACCAAGTATGGTAAAAAATTAGAAGCAGATACGGGTATTCCATTTCATGGTTGGCAAGGTATCATAGACTTTATGTACCAAGCAGACAATAGTCATTTGTGGCAACAGTTTAAATTGAAATCAAAAAAAATTGACTATGTAAGAAACACAAATGTGTTCAAGATAAGTCCGGAATTGCTTTATGAGTAGCATACCAAAACAAACATTGTCTAATTGGTCGCGATTGACACCTGCAAATGTGAATACATTGGAGGATTTAAAACCTTTCGGCGCACTAGACCTAAAAATATTTAATCAGGTAATAAAAGAACAATCTATACCGCCCTATCAAATAAAAATTTTGCAACCCCGAGAAAGTAAATTCTGGAAGAAAAATCCATGGCAGTATACCATAAATGAATACAATTTTCGTGATGTATGGGATTTCGAAGATACTAGAAAACGCATAGGCTTTTTTGGTTGCAGTTTTACTGCAGGAGAAGGTATAGAATCGTCTGATTTACATGTGAACATAGTGGCCAAACATTTTAATCTAAATGTTTTTAACTTCGGAGCAGGAGGGGCAAGCATTGAACGGGTTGCAAGAACCTTTAGTGCAGTCAATGGTTTGTTAGATTTAGATTATGCCGTTGTAACTTTACCTACATGGTATAGACAATTGCACATTGATGAATTAGGTAATATGGTAAATCTAATTCCTTCTTGGATTTGCCAAGGATATAAAAAATTAGGAAGAATAATGACATCTTTAGATGAAGATTATTATGCCATTAGAGCAGCATCTAATATAAATTGGATTTATGATATTGCTAAACATAAAGGTATAAAAATATTATTCAGTTCTTGGGATCACACTACTAATGAATTTTGCAAACACATTGCCACAGATTATACCATTAATCCTTTTCCTAATATAGATGACAAAAAAGCAAGAGACAGGTTACACCCGGGAGTAAAATCGCAACAGGCACATGCAGATCAAATAATAAAGGGAATAAATGATAGAGCTTGGATTTAGAAATATTGAAAATGATGTTAAATTTATCTATATAGAGCCATACAAAACAGAGTTAGCAAATGTTTGGCTTAGCCAGCTTGACAGATTGTTAGAAACACACAGCGAAAAGATATTTCAAAAAAATTTTAGTCTTTTGGGATTTCACAACAATTATAGAACTATAGAACACATTTGTGATGATCTTGAGCGCAGCATTGCTGTCATAAACAAATATTCCGATTATAAAATTTTACAAGATTTTTCTCCGCTAAGATATGGTTACAATCAAGAACTACTTAATCTTTTACATCATCATTTCGAAGTTACTCAAGGACAATTATGGAATCCGGGTAGTGTAATAGCTCAATCAAACGGGGCAACTAGATTATCGATCTGTTATCTCAACCATTGTTGTCACGAACTTGAAGCGTGGTATGACACCGCCGCCTTAAAAAATACAAAATGTTTTAACGGTTATTTTTATTATAATCTTTTAGGAATACAAGAGCGCATAGAGTTAGACCCTAAATTTAAATCGCAATTCGTAAAAAACATTGAGGACGGGCTAGTATATTTGCACTATGCACAAACAGGAAAGACTTGGTATGAAGCATATTTAGACAACGATGATATTGTGGGAACTGATGGTATATCAGAACACCGAGTAATAAGCGGAGAATTTAACTGTTATTTTGGCACAGGTTATGAATTACCTACAGACGAAAAATTTACCATTTGGTTAGAAAGTAAAGGAGTAGATCCAAACGATCAACAACTTGCACTTGGTTATGCGCCTATAGGACAAATAAAAAATTGTCCCCACGATGAAGCCCAAGACTTTTTTAAAGAATTTACAGACTTTTACAGTATACGATATAATAATCGTACAATTGAATATGATTTTAGGCATACAGACGAAATTTACATAAAACTTCTTACAGACTTATGGAGTAAATGGGGCCAATAAATATTCCTTAAAAATAAAAGGACTTTTGTAATTACAAAAATTTGTTGACTAGTGTGTTAATATATGTTAGAATAATATTATGTATGATTTAGTTTTTATTTCTTATAATGAGCCTAATGCTGAAGAAAACTACAATAATCTTAAACAGAGGTTTCCTACAGTTAAACGTGTAGACGGTGTGCGGGGAATACATCAAGCACATATTGCCGCAGCTAAAAAATGCTTTACCAAAATGTTCTGGGCAATCGATGGCGATGCAAAAATTTTAGAGTCTTTTGATTTTAATTATAAAACACAAGATTATAATATAAAAACAGTCCATGTATGGCATAGTATAAATCCAATAAATGGATTAGTATATGGCTATGGCGGGGTAAAATTATTGCCTAGACAGCTCACTTTATCCATAGATATTTCAAAACCTGACATGACTACTAGTATTTCAAAAAGTTTTAAAACAATGCCTGAAATATCAAATATAACAGCATTCGATACTGATCCTTTTAACGTTTGGAAAAGTGCATTTCGCGAGTGTGTAAAACTTTCAAGTAAAACAATTCAAGGTCAAGTAGACAAAGAAACAGACCAGAGACTAGAAACTTGGTGTACAAAAGGTATCGAAAAACCATTAGGAAAATTTGCTATAGCAGGTGCCAATGAAGGACGGAAATACGGAAAAGAAAATGCAGGAAACGAAAACGCACTTAGTTCGATTAATGATTTTGACTGGTTGCAAGAATTGTTCCAGCAACAACAAATCTAATTCCACGCTCGTCTGTGATTTCGTCTTCTGATAAAACGATTGAGTTTGCCGGAAGTTGAGATTTTAAATCTGTCATCGAATTTACACAATTCACATGTCCTTCAATATCATGCATGTTGTTAGAAGTAAACACAAAGTTTGTGTTTTTCGGCCAATACGGCCAAGTGTTCATCGGAGGCATGTGTTCGCATGAAGTGTTTATGAAAAGATCTGTGTCGTGATATCTTTTTAAATCTAAATTAAAAACATTGCCAGGAATATATTCTACATTATCTATATCGGGGAACAATCTGTTTTTGGCTATCTTTAAAACCTGTTCGTCCAAGTCAATGCAACTTATGCGTTTCACCTTGTCACACAGCCCTGGAATAAGAATGCTACCATACCAACTTCCGAAAATAATGACTTCAGAATCCGTGTTTACAAAGTGATTCCCTTCAACAAGTTCTAGCACCCGCGATTTAGATTTGAACTGGTTGTCGCTGAATGAATCTATAATATCTAAACCATACTTGGGTTTTTCTTTAATGGTTTTTAAAGCATTTCTAAAAATAGTTTCTGTGATCATTTTTTTTTCACCACCCAGTTACCAATGACTAGAATATCTAGTCCGGACTTTTTAAATGTTGCAACAGCATCCGCGGGAGTTTCCACAACGGGCTCCTGACAGTTGAAGCTGGTGTTTAGCAACATAGGAATACCTGTTTGCCTGTAAAACTCACTGATTAGATCATAGTATCGTTGATTCTGTTCTCTGGTTATCGTTTGTATTCTAGCCGTGCCGTCGACGTGAGTGACACCTGGAATCGCATCGCTGATCACGGGCACTATTCGACTCATGAAAGGAGATGGCTGATTGGTGTTAAAATAATCTTGATAATGTTCTTCTAGCACACTGGGTGCAAATGGACGAAAGTCTTCTCTCATCTTGACGCGGTTGTTTATGATGTCTTTTATGTCAGGATTTCTAGGATCAGCTAGAATACTGCGATTGCCTAACGCTCTATTACCACTTTCTGAACGACCCTGATACCAGCCCACAATCTTGCCAACCGCAATGGCTTCTGCTACTCTTTTATACAACTCGTCGTCGTCAAGCCGTTCGTTATGTAATCCTTCTAACACATCAAGTTCAAAATCATGTTCTTGTCCTGCATATACGGTCGGCTCGTGGATGTTTTTGTTAATCACATAATCTGCATGCATGTAGACCCCTAATGCCTGT